GGTCTTTGTTAGAGGCCGTTCACCATGGAAGGTCTTTGTTAGAGGCCGTTCACCATGGAAGGTCTTTGTTAGAGGCCGTTCACCATGGAAGGTCTTTGTTAGAGGCCGTTCACCATGGAAGGTCTTTGTTAGAGGCCGTTCACCATGGAAGGTCTTTAAAGAACCGCTTAACCATGGAAGCTATCCTTTTCACCATGGAAAGGAGTAAATTTAGAATAGCTCACCATGGAAAGGCGGTAAAATATAATGCTGTCCGCCATGGAAGGAAAATAACAAATAGACTACACCATGGAAGAACTATCTTTAGCGTTTTACCATGGAAGACAGATTATACAAAGTTTGTTCACCATGGAAGGTCTTTGTTAGAGGCCGTTCACCATGGAATCATGTGTACTTGTTTACAGTTGAACGAGATACACCAACGGCAGCTGCAATTTCGGCTGGAGTATAACCCGAAGCCGCCATCGCTTTAATTTTAGCCTGTTTATTAGGGCTAATTTCTTTTTTATCATAAGGCGATGTGTATTCAATCAACTGTTCTTGCGGCATGAATTGAACTATTTGGGTTAACTTATTAGCTGATATTGCTCCAGCTTGTATAGCTTCCCACTCCTTGGAAGTAACATTTATAGGGTTTCTTTGAGCTCCGACTTTAGTTCTAGAGTCTACCAATGCCTGATTTTTAACTTTCTTTAATTCTGAATTTGTCATATCAGGATATTCTTTTTTCTTTTGGGCGACTATAGCATTCGCCATCGCCTGAGCTCGTCTTTCTTTAGGAGCATTTTTTAAAGATACATTAAGCTTAGCATCCAACGACTTAACTTCATTTTTATATGTCTCCTTCGCAGCAGGAGAATAGCGAATATCTTTAGTATTCACCATCTCTTTTCTAGCCTGGTTAGCCAACGACTTCATATAGTTAGCGTATTTAGCATATGCTGTTTCCTGCGGAGTACCTGAAGACAATGTAAAAGCATCATCAGTTTCTGCCATCTGGGTACTAGTTTTAGTACGGACCTTTTCTTTACCATTCTTATCTATATAAGTTTCCCTAACGGTTTTGTAGGTTTGCTTACCAGTAAGAGGGTCAATTTTAGGACTACCCTTTGTCTTAAGAACCTGCACTTCACCTTTGGCACGAGAAATTAATGTTGAAGCACCATCGCGATATTTTCCATTTTCGATTCTACCTTGGTACTTCTTTTTAAGTTCTTTAATACCATTGTCTTTTTCAGATTGTTTATAGTCAAGTCCGTGCTTTTCAGCATCGATGACTACCATGGAATGTCTAACAGCTCTAGCAACTTCATCTTCGGTTGCTTTCTTAAGTGTCATATCAGTAATAAGATTTGAAATCATACCCATCTCTGTTTGGGTATTCTTCATTTTCTTATATGTACCATCGGCTTTTCCGCCGTAAGTCATTGTAGGATCGAATCCTTCGAGACCTTTCAATGGTGGAGTTGATACAATATTAACCGAGCTCCTTGAATTGTTGCACGGTATAACCATAACAGTATCACCATCGAAATCTGCTCCTGATAATCTGCCAGCTACCTTACTGTTTATACCAACGGCATCTTTAGCATCGGTACCAATGGTATTTTTTCCTTCTGCAATTTTATTATTAACAGTTAGGATAGGAATTTCAAAGGTTCCACCATGAGGATAACGAATGAGAGCTACCTTTTCACCATTTTCATACTGAGGTGCATAAACTTCGTTCTCTTTTATATCATTCAATGGTAATATAACCTGGTACTTTTGCCTTGGAAGTGCTGCAGCTTTAAGATGAACAGCAGAGGCATCACAATCATCAGCAAATGACTTGAGTCTCATTTTCCTTACAGTAGGATTATTAATAGCCATGATATCATCAAATTCTGCTTTCTTATCATCCTTCGCCAAATCTAGCTGTCGATTAATAAGTTGCATACTTTGCTTTGACAGAAATTGCGATGGTAACTTATCAGACCATTCTTCCCAATCTCCTTCTTCCGCTCTTTTGTTTATAAGAGATAGCTTCTTTTTACCATCCTTATCATAATAATATCTTTGACCTCCACCATGGGAATCAATATCGGGGTCATCAATACCATCTTTAATAAGAGAACCAAAAGGATTTCTAGGATCTTTCTTTATATTTTTAAGAACTGTATTATCTTTGTCACCCATCGCAGGAACACTAGAATTTTTATTAGTGTTAAATATTACATCAACACCATCGGGAAAGTCTTTATCATCTCCGTAAACGGCCATTCCTTTAAGATAATGAGTACCATCGACAAGTATTCTTACCTGAGCATAATGAGATCCACCAAGGTCTAAGTCATCAACACCTCTTCTAATCTCAATAACGCCATCTTTGTTCTTTCCACCATCGTCAGCATAACGGATCATAAGTCGTTCACTATTCATACTTTCAGGATAAACAAACTTAGGATCAAATGTTTCACCATTGTCATGAGATACCCAGTCTTCCTCAACAGAACGAATTTTATCAAACTGATAAATTTCTTTATGCTCTGTTCCTGGAGGACATAGTACTTTGAGATTGGTTTGCTGATTAGGATTTGTTATTTGAGGGACACCTCCACCATAGATAGGATATCCTTCCATTTCCAAAATATATAGAGCTTCATTTAACTTTTCACGAGAAATATTAAGCTGTTTTTCGACACCGGTACCAACGTCAATCATTCCCTTTTCTTCTACCTGCTTCTTAAGGAAATCCGCAGTAGCTTGTGCCTGATTCATTCTAGCTTCTGAATCTTCATTAAGGAGTGATCTTATAGATGAGTCATTCTTATAACCCATCTCCTTAGTAATTTCATTAAGACTTTTACCTTCGGCTCTTAATTCCTTTGCTCTTTCAACTTCTCTCTTTCTCATTTCATTATTAGCCAATGACAACTGTGTTCTAAACTGTGTTGATGTTAGACCCATCGACTTAGCTATAGCTAAATCTCCGGTATAAGTTTTACCATCGGCATCTGTATATGTGAAGTTTTCATCTCTCATCCGATGAACATCACGCAGAAAATCTTCCTCATGCTGATAAGGATTTTCTCCTGAGCCCCATGGATAACGACCGGAATGACGTTTAGTACCATAGTGCATTAATTCGTCGAAACTAGGGTTCACGATTTATTCCTCCTTATCAAATTTATATGCTATTTTTTCTGTGTGTATTATTCTATCCATGATAGGAACAATTTCTTCAGCTGTAGGATTCTTTATAGTAATTGCATCCCATTGATAAATTCTCAACTCTATTTTTATATCACCCGGTTTAAAGTTAAACTTATTACCATATTCTAAACAAAATAAAGCAGCATATGTTTCTAATTGATCCATCTTAGCTGGATGTTCCCCAGACTTAAGATCATGAATTCTTAAAAAATTATTTCTGAATGAAAGAGTATCGGCAGTACCATAGATTCTATCCGAGTATTGAATAGGCTGCTCTGCTGTCATTTTAAAACTTGTACCATCGTTAATATAAGCTCGAACTGCATCAAATACATCTTTGGGTATCATTCCAAGATGTTTTATTAGCTTCATACCATAGTCAGATACTCTAATACAATCGTTAGTATATTTATATTTAGTATATATAAAATTTTCAATACCATTGATGAGTGCTCTTATGTTTGTAATTTTGTGATTTAGTGTTATTTCTTGAGCAGCATATTCATGAATCTCAGTACCAATGGCGGCACGATATTGATTCAGTACTCGCTCAGCAATCTTTTCATCATCATATCTCAACCATGCACTCTGACTAGGGCTAAACAAAGCATGTGTACCAATGAGATTACTGTGATCATTGAAAGAAAACTTTGAGTTCATTCAAAACCTCCTCTTCATTATCTGGAGAGATGAACTTACAAAAAGACATTTCATCCATCATTGAAACATAATAATCCTGATTAGGACGGTGACTAGCACCATCGGATTTCTTGCATTCTAATGCAGCCCATTTATTTTTATACATTATTAGTAAATCAGGAATTCCCTGTTTATAACTAGGGTCATTCTTGAGTACCATTGAACCTGGAAACATATTCTTAATTTTATTAATTAAGATCTTCTGAAAATTTTTTTCGAGTTTACCCATCGGATTACCTCATTTTAACAAAAAGAAAGAGAGTAAGATAAAAGTGTCACCAAGGACAGTTTTTACCTTCTCTCTTCATAAAAGGGCATGTTTTTTTCGCGAAGCAGATTTTAGTCAATATTTTTACCTTCGACAGGCCACCACATCTTCGGGTTAAAATTTATCTGATATTTGTATTGGTTTACGTCATTTGCACCAAGGTTTAGATCCTCTACAATATAAGTTACATTATCAGATAAACCAATGATGTGTTTTTGGTATGTGTGATTATCTTCAACTAAGACCTCAAGTTGATTATCGGCAGTATCCGCTTTAATAGACATCTTTCCCGTCATCTGAAGTAGAATATCACCAGTTATACAATCAATAACTGTAACCCTTCGAACTACATTAAAGTTGTCAGCTTGCATTGATATATTATAACTAGCTCTATTTGCTTCTCGACATGACACAAGACACGACGCACATATTACACCAACGCAGATAAATGTAATTAGTGCAGTACAAATCTTACCAAAGTTATTCCAAAGAAACTCACTAACTTTATCAAACAAATCATCCATATCAAAATCCTCCAAACTTCAAATTAGCACATGCTACCATCGTCCTTATTTCTTTAGCACTAAATTTCTGAATCTGAACAGCGACATCATTATAGCAAATAGCTTTAAAGCCATCTTTACCCATTGTATAATATTTTGTCTTTATACCGTTCTCTTTTGTTACTTTTTCTATTCTTGCATGCTTATCTAACCATGCTTCCTGCTGAGCAGGGGTTACAGTTCCACCATATTCTTTCATACTACTTTAAACCTCGGACAAAAATCTTTACACCATTGACTATCATCGAATATTTTAAATCTTCTTTTAATACATACACCATTGACATTAAATGAACAGTTTTTGCAATTAGCCAAGGGTAACGGTTTACCATCGTCAACCGGATAAGATCCCTCAAGCAAATATTTAAAATCATCAGATGTGTCTTCAGGTTGTGTCATATTTCCACCTCTTTACCCATCGGCATTTGAAGTTCCGTGTATTTTTTTCCTTTCCTTGTTATATATAGTTCACCTTTGTTATCTTCTTTTACTTCATAATTCTTAATTGAACCATTGAAATCAATAGTACAAAAGTGACCTGGAATCATATTGCTGTATCTAGTTACCTTCGGCATAAAAATACTCCTTTTTATAGTTTTGGTCAAATGGCCACTTTTTTTCTATATTTATATATTTTTTAATTTTTTTACTATACGAAAATATAAAATAAAAGTGGGTTTTTGACCAAAAATCCCGCAAATGCCCTATTTTATTACGTTTGCGGGCTGGTCAAATATTTTTAAAAGTGGCCAAAAATGACCAAAAGTGGCCAATTTTTTCACATTTTTTCATACAAATTTGACCAAAACTCAAACAAAAGTGGCCAATTGGCCAAATTTAAAAACAAAAGTGACCACAAAATTACCTATTTTTCATACAAAATCGGTGCACCATTCTCATCAAAAGCAGGTACTTTTACTACACCATTAGCATAAATAAAACCGTCCTTCCGCGTTTTTTCAGCCTGCTCAGTCTCTGAAATCTTAAGAATTTCCTTGTTTATCCATAGTGTAATACTTTTCTTAGCTAAATTCATAGCCGACATAGATATTGTCAAGTATTCATTATAGCAGGATTTACATAAGTCATAGTAGCCATCGGCGTGACCGGACGATTTTTCATATTTAGGAACCTCGTGAAAATCTTCTGGATTACGACCTTCACCTTCGGCACCACACCTATCACATTTTGTGCATTTCATTTTCTTCACCACCTTATCGGATGATCACATCTAGCGCAATTCCAGTCATCTCTACCATTGACATAACCACATTCAGGACATGTGCGAGTAGTAGGCTTTTTCTTTTTTACTGGTTTGGTTTTAGCATCGCACCTGTTGAAATCTTTACATGTAAAGCAGTTAGGCTTAGAGTATTGACAAAAGGATACACGAGTATCAGCCATCAGATTACTTCCTTTCTATCTCTCTGTACTTCTTGCCATCGAACTGGAATTTTCTTTCACGACGAACATTTGTTTTGGCAAACTTCTCATCGAATGTGTGATGACACGGATACTTAGCCCATTCTTCTGGTGTCATAGTTTTGGCACACTGTTTTTTGCATCCCTCACCATTACAGAGGTATGCGTAGTTATCACTTTTTGGCATTTTCATAGTCCTCCATCGTTATTAGATTGTATTTTATTAACATATGTGTAATTTCAGCAAGTTCTTTATTAGTAGCACCATTGTTCATAAGACTACCGATTACATAGCAGCACACTGTCTTACTTTCATTAGGGTCACTACTACCATCGGTTTTATGAAAGCACTTACTGCACATTACCGTAGCTCCCTCTTCAATTGATGAATCTTCACCAATGTGAGTGTATCCGGCGTCAGTAAATTTATATAAAGATAGTTTATGAAAGACTTCACCAACGCAAATAACCTTCTCACAAAAATCACAATGTAATTCTATCATTTCTTATCACCTCTCGGAACAATTTCAAGACCTTCCACTAATGCCCACAATCTTGCAGAATCTTCCTCCGAGAGATTACAGGTTACAGATATAGTACCTGTGTCAATAACTCCTCCTACAGGATTCCAAGTCTTGCCATCGGTTGAATAATATAAATTAGCTTTTGGGTTTTCATTATTATTTATTGGCATTTTCTTCACCTTCCTGTATTTCAACATACTTCAATGCGTCTCTAAGAAGCACGTCAACTATTTCTCTAAGAGATCTATTTGTTTCAACAGACAATTTCCATAGTTTTTCGTGTAAATCAACGTCAAGTTCAACCATTTGTCTTTTGCTTTTGACTTTGCTTTGCTTCTTTTCTATTATGATTTTACGTTCTTCATTCATTTTTTCTCACCTTCTTTATCTTGCCGCACCTATCACACTTCTTCACCTTCCTTCATAAGCCAACCGATACTGATTGACCATACGGCAAAATTGATGAATAGATAGGTTTCGCCCAAAGAATGTGATATACAACTTCCAAAACTCCAAGCACCCTCGAATTGTCTGTTGACTTTAATGCCAAACTTATAACCTGATGTTTCGTTCATTCTGCACCACCTTTCTCGTAATACTTGCAATAGTAATCATCACTTACGGAAAACGGGCAACCTTGTCTTTCTAACGCTCCACAATCGCATTTCTTATCTTCGGGATCACGATGCCTGCAAGATTTACACTCGCCTTTTGGTCTTTTTCTTTCAAATATCGCAATGCCGTCAGAATAATCAATAGCCAATGTCTGTAATGTCTTTACAACATCATCAGGCAAATCTGATACATAATGCGGTTCAACTGTCGGGGCATTGTCAATGATCTTCAATACAAACTTTAATGAAACTTTAATGTCGCCAGTAAGAAAATTTATGTCTGACTGCTGTAAATCGTCAGGTCTGCTGTCTAACAGAAAATTCCTCAAAGCCTCACGGCTGATTAAATCACCTTGCGTTTTTTCATAGGGCTTGCCATTATACAAAGCATTTATTATTATTTTGTCTGTTTCTGTTTGTGGTTCAAAGCCACGATTTTTTATATCAAACAAAATATCTTTATCGTCTATATCAATTATAAGTTTCATTCTGCACCACCTTTTTCATCTACCCAAAATGAACAAAAATGATTTTTACTAATACTAAAATCAATATTTTTCCAAAATGAGCATTTTATAACATCTCCAATGACAGTACCATCATTATAACAACAATTTTCGCATTTGACATAATCGATAGGAACATTATTAACATTGGCTATTACATCTTTACTGACACTCATTCCGCTTTCACCATCCTTGCTCCACATCCGTGACAGAAGAATAATGCATTTGTACCATATGCCCGAGCATAAAAACCACAGTTGTCACAAGAATACTCTCTAAGATGCCAGTCTCTTCCACCATTGTCAGTAGTAGCGTCTGTAACATCCACCCAATGTGCTTTCAAAGTTGTATGACTTATTTTATACTTTTCCATTTTTCTTATCCTCAAAAAATTTCTTAAGATCAAACCATTCGTCTTTAAGAATGTTACCTATAGTGTGAACTGTGTAACCCAATCCTATTGTATACAGTATTTTAGTACTAGTGTCCATTGACATTGCCTCTTTTTACTATTTCAAGTATTTTATCATCGGGCTCATCCAATGCCCTGCCTATAAGATAGTAAAACACCCTTTTCTGATCATCATTAAATGTATCCAATGAGACAAAGCGTGATGTTATTTTTACTTTTTTCTTAAGAGCAGAACAAATGTAATAATATAGTACATTCTTTTGTTCATCAGTCATAGTTTTAAGAACATCGCCAACGGTTAATTCTTTACTCATTTATATTCTCCTTTTTAGCAAATCCATATTTCTTTGTGTAAGCAGAAATGTTAAAATCTTTCTTCTCTACCAATGACCGATATATAGCCAGATCAATACCTGAACGAGATCGGAGATGATAATACCATAGATCTGTGTACGGGGTATTCATCCTGTCAATTCTGCCACTAGCCTGCTTCATTACCTTGTACGAGTAGTTTTGTGAGTAAAAAATGATAGTGTCTGTCGTCGTACAGTTCCATCCCTCACATCCGGCAGTATATTGTACAAGATAAACCCAACTTCCTCCATCAGGAATCGATTCATGCTTATGTCCGTTCCACTCTCTGACAGTAATACCTTCGTATTTATCTTTGAATATGAGTTTAAGAATCTCCAGCTCATAATCAAAGTTATAGAAAATAATTACCTTCGGATGCTGTTCGAAAAGCTCGAGAACTGCTACTTGTCTACTACCATCGGTATTAACTAGACGTCGCTGCAAATAGCAGAACTCAGAGCCAGTTTCAATAGGTTTACCTTCGACAAAGTTCCATCGTTTTCGTACTAAATCTTTGTATGCTTCTTTACCATAACTCACGAAAACATCCTCATGATGTTGTACAGTATGCCTCTCTTCTGGTATTTCTACCAACAACATGCTGCGGTATTTAAGAAGCTTGCCAGTACCAACGTAGTGACTGACAACTGGGTATTTCATGAACGGCTTATATACCACGTGCTGCTGCTTGAAAGCAGTTCTGTTTTCGTAGAACCCATTAGCGACAAACACGGGTACATAATCCATCCATGTGTCACCTGGAGTTGCAGAAAGGAGTATCCATTTGTTCCTCCGAGCAATTCTCAGGAATGCTTTTACCCATGCACCAGATCCGACGACCCTCTGCTCATCAAATATGAAGAATGCACCATAGATATCTTTGTATTTCTTTATGTTGTTCCAGCTATCAACAACAACTTTATTAGAATAGAAACCATCCTTTCCTAACAGGAACGGTATCATTTCTCCTTCCCACTCCATTAAATCTCTTTTATGAGCAGTTGTGATGATATAGAGATCCATCGGCGGGTCATTCATCGGATAATAGGAATCTGACGGCATACTTGTATCGGGATGAACAAAACTACCACCATTGACAAGATAGTAATAAGCTAATGCGGTTCGGCTCTTACCTGAGCCAACATCACCGCACAAGATACAACCATTATGCATCTTAGATATAGCATCAAGTTGGCCAGGTCTTAAACCGAATGTAGACATAACTACTCCTTATTTATTAACTTTTAGCTTTTTACCACACTTTTCACAATTAAATGTATCGCCAGGATTTAATCCAGCATTATGAAGTTGCCAGCTACAATACTGCACATTACAATAAGGACAAGCATACCATGTCTCACAGTCATGATTATTATATCCAATAACTTTCATCTCTTCGGCAGGTTCTTCAACAACATCAGCAAACTCGAGCTCGATATTGTCCTTAACAGCGATAACTTTTAGCATTCCATCTAAGACAAGAAGACCATCCTCTTTCCAGGATCTTTTAGCTTCTTCAACTATCTTTTTTCGATGCTCAGCTTTAATCACATAAGGAAACTGAACTATTAATTTTGTCATATTAGTCCTCCTTATCTTCACCAAGAGATTTAAGAGCTGATTTGATGGCATCGGCAAGCTGCTCTCCAAAATCAGTACGATCTTCTTCTTGTACCCATTTTTTGAATATGTTATTGAAATTGGATTTGTTACCCATTGCCTTTTTCATAAAGCACATAGCAATACCAGCCTCAGGAACAAACTCGTCACCATCCTGACACTTGACAACAGTCTTAGTACCATCAGCCCAGATAACAATTGTTGCTGGGTAGTTGAAAATAATTCTTTTAACATTGAATTTTTTTGCACCATAGTAATAAGTAGTATAGTCAACCTCACCAATACTTTCAATAGCACGTTCTATTTCTTTGTACATATCACTAGATGGGACGTGAACTCTTATATCTAAATGTATCATATCAAAATCGTTGATACTTTGCTCATGCGACAAACCTACAATTTTATATCTTCCCATATTATTTGACCTCTTCTTTCATACTCTTCCCGCATTTAGGACAGAAATTATCGGTTGCATATGCCATCGGCACTATTCTAGTATCTGAACATTCAGGGCAAAGTCGAACAATATTTCCTATTTCACACCATGATTGCTTTAATACCCACTTGTATTTTGTTGTGACTCCTCCTTTTGTCTTCTGGATAGAATACACACCATCAAGAATCTTATTAGCCTTAAGAACACCCATTTTCTGAACCTTTGTAGGCTTTATTATTAATATAGGCAATATTTCAAGGACTTCACATATGTTGTTTAACAAACATACAGGAATTTCACCATCATTTATGTATTTGTATAATGTGGAGTGTTTCCTGTTGACGCGAGGATCTTCTGCTACATCATATATAGTCAGACCTTTTTTCTTGATTGTTTCTTTAAGAACCCCTGATCTTATTTCAATTCGTTCTAAAGCTTTTCTACCGCATTTATTCATTTGTATATCTCCTTTACATTTAAATAACATTTAAAAATGTGGGTAAGGATTTGCACCTTACATGATGAGCATTTCTACTTTTATCTCTGATAATGGATTATTCGTATCTCATCTAACAATAAGCCTTCGCGTCTACCTATTCCGCCACCACATAATATATAATTACATTGTGAACGGAGGCTCGTTAGGATTCTGAGCCTGACGAGTACCAAACCAGAAACTATCGTCCAGTAGCGTCGCCTTCATTGTGTTCAGATATCCAGTTGTGTACGTCTTACCATTGGCAGTCTTTCTCCTGATGTTAATCCTAAGATCTACATCCATCAGATCAGCTGTGTCAAGACTTCTCAGATCATCCTCTTCGTACTCGATCTCATTATTTGCAGTTCTAATAAGAACCTTCGGCGGAATTGTGGGATTTCCCTTATTGTCTCTGTACTTGACTTTGATTTTAACCCAGTGAAGATCCTCACCGTCTACTTTGATTCCGTAAAGATAGTCTTTACCATCTCTATTAGTTATTGTCTTAACTGTCCAGTTGTCGGCAGCCATTTGCTGTGCAAGCTCTGAATCTTCAATAACAACACCAAACTCTTTTTCACCAGTTGCGTTGTACTCACTTGTTCTGCCTTCGAAATTCCTGAAAGGCATCGAGAGAAGCTTCGCATCGATGATGATCATATACACTCTACCATTATGTTCTTTGAATTCAATCATTTTTTCTACTCCTTTTTAATAATTGTTTAATTGAATTACCATTCTTTTTTAATAATTACTGCAATTGCTAAAGCTGTAAGACACACCATACCGACTGCTGTGATTAATGTTCCGCTCTGATTATTAGTAGTGTCCATAATCATTATCTCCTTTCATAATTTTTGCATAAATAAAGAGAACAACCATCTATTGATGTTCACTCTCCGTTGCTACGCACTCTTTGAGTTATTGTTCTCCATTAGATAATGTGTTTATGCCGCGAACCATTCAAAGTCACCATACTCCGAGATTGATTTGACTGCGTCATCAACTAATTCATGATAATAGCACATATCGATTTTGTCTTCGAGATCATGTTCTTTGACATACTCAGACTCAAGCCAGTGGAAATCTTTTGTACCAACGACGGAATACATCTTATCGCCCTGTTTACGATACAAGAATCCGCCGCCAGCACCATCAACAACTGGACAGAACTGACCAATTCTACCAACAAACTGATCGTCGATATAAATTGCCGTACTGACGCTCTTAGTCTCACAGTAATCCTCAAACTTATATGGTGTCTTACTAAACAAAGTCTTGAATACATACGGAACTTGAAACTGTGCTCCAGTTGCAGTCCATGCTGTCATGACTTTCTCACCTGTAGGTAATGTAAATTCATGTTCGCCATCGGCATATTTAGCAACATATACTGCATCATTAACAAGACACATCTTTTCATATGTTGCCTCATGCTCAAATGTATAACCGTATTGCTTACCAAACTCCATTACAAATTTGATAATTTCGGGAGTTGCATTAGGAATCTTAATTGAATCCGTCTTAATATGTGCAACAGTAAACCCTTTTTCCTGAACAGCGTACTTCAAATCTATCATAAACAAAGCACCTCTCTTAGCAACAATGTTATCAACATTGCGAGGATCTTTGAACGGGTTTTCGAATTTTGCTGCTGTGAGACCATATACAGAGTTGATTGCAATTTTAAGTGCATTAGCAAGATCTTTTGCTTTCATTACGCCATTCTTTATCTTCTCAATATACGGTTTAAGCTTACCATTAAACATTTTTTCGACTTTAGCCCATTGCTCATGTTTGATATATACTCGAGCCAATACAAGATCTCTAAACTCTTTCGTATATATCGGACCAAACAAACACTCAGCAATTAAGCTGTGTGGATGCATTGAAGCAACGTCTAATAATGCAACATTAGTATACATTCCTGGCTCAGAGTATACATATCCACCTTCGCCAACCTCTTCGTCTCTGTAGATTGATTTGCCAAACTCATACTTATACCCAGGAAAATAGGGTAATAAGCTATGAGCTTCACCATGAGTCATGCTCATCATATCAGGACAAGCTTCAGATAAGAACCTCATCATTTCGTCATCAATTTTCATGACTGGTTTAGATAAGTCTCTATATCTGAATTGATCCTGAGGATGTCTGTTTCTACCAAAGATTTTACGAGTTGTCAGTGAGTTAGTTGTATCATTGACATTCATGTCAGTAATGTCTGCCAAGATCTGTCGTCCTGTCCAGTCTGCCACAAGATAGTTAAATGCTGCCTCTGTTGCAATAACATCATTATCGCAATATTCAGCTACCATCTCCCACAGTTCTTCAGGCACAGGCTGGTCCCAGTCAAGACCTAACTCCTGGTGGTGAATACCCATTTCAATCTCTAATTTCTTTAAAGATTTCTTATTGTCACCATTAGCAAAGTCATATATGTCGGTGTATGAGAGATTATACGCTTCTCCGAAGAAGCAATCCCTGTTATTACCAAGAATAATCTTCTTAGAAAGCTTGTATAGCTCTTCATTTGTATAACCCATCATCCTAGCATATAGTAGATGATTATCATACCTTCGGCAATTGAATCCGACAAGACGATACTGAATTAGATCCTCAATTTGTGATGATGTAGGATTTATCATTCTTACTACTGGATTACCATCACCCTGTTTCTTCCAGTTTACTAAGAATAAATTTGGAAAGACTTCAATATCATAGAATATGATAGCCTTTTCATTGTCCTTATCCTCTGATTCAAGTGGCTCGTCACTATAGAATCTCATCTTGTTTACCAATGACAGACAATACGATACATTTTCTGAACCTTTTGGTGCATCTGTGGCAAAATATACAAGTGCATTTTTTATATCCCGTACATCATACGGCTTCCCACTGGTATAAGCACCATCAAGTGCACTATAAATTGCGTCTATTTTTTCTTCTGGCGTTAGTTTTTCATCAAGATATATGCTCTTAATGAAGTCCCTAAGTTTTCTATTATTGTTATCCATTGTGTCCTCGTTATCTTTCGATTGATAGTGCATTTTTTTCATTAACTTAACACAATAGTCCGACTGATGTGTGCTATCTTTAGCAAAAGCCATGATTCTGTCTTTCATTTCATCTGGAATTTCGTAACTGATACCATCATTATAGGCATCTTCTACAATTTTATAGATGAAATCGCAACTTGGCTTTGTACTACCATGAATCTCTTTACGAAGATTTCGCTCAATCATTTCAAACAATTTCTTCTGAGATTTTATTTTAACACCATCCGCGGCTTTTTTCTTGTCTTTAAGTGGCAGACCTGAACTGATCGTAGCAATCGGGAGATTATTACATTTAGTTAACTTACGTCTAAGTGAACTGTTACCATTAAACACCTTAATTTCGATATTAGGTGCATATACCCGTTGAAGTTCTGAAGGATCACCATTATATAAGTAATGTAAATGTATTCCTTCTCCCGATTTGCTAAGCTCAGCATATGTAGGAGGCCACTTACTAGCCTCTTCATAATTCTTTTCAAAGCTTTTGTTACCATTATCATCAGGAATATCAAAGTCTATCACTATATGATAAACTGGTACCTTGACATAATGTAACAATGATGTATCGATAGACGACAAGATCGTTTCGACTTTTTTCCACGGCATAATCGGTGTTCCACCATCAGATGCATACTGAGCAAAGCAATCAGCAAACTCTGTATCAAACAGAGACGGCTGTTCTTTGAAATCTAACCATGACTTTGTCTCAGATTTGGGTTTGTCTTTAGATTTAGCATCCTCAAACTTATCAGATCTGAAACCAGCATAGTAACTCCTAACTCTAGTACCATCATCAAGAGTATATCGGTCTTCAAATGAATCAAAATAATTCTTCATTTCTTCCTTAAATACTCTTTGAGATAAAGGATAGGGTACTCTAGCATCTTCGCAGTAGACTTTATACATCTCCCACGCAGATTTAAGAGTGACACCATCATCTCGTTTGAATACAAGGTATGAATCCATCACAAAGTTGAAGAAATCGTTAGACGCTCCGAGCATTGCAACTGGGATATAGTCGTCGTAGAAGCCTGGATCAGACAAATAGACTTCACGACAGTGCCATGCTATAGCTCCCAACTCGAAGCCGATTTGCTTAACAACTGCCTTGTACTCTTTGCTTGAGAGTACCCTACCCGATGGCGATACGTCGATAAGTCGTCTTATTAATCCCGACCTAGCGTCCGTAATCCGAACTGGAGAGTTTGTTCCCATGAATAGAAAGCATTTGAAGCGGTTCTGATAAGTTGACTTGAACTTCTCATTAACCACCATGATTTCATGTGAGACCAAACTGTTTAATCTGGTGTTGTCTTCTATTCGAGACAAATCACCATCATGTTGAATTGCTACAAGAGGATTATCTTTAAATGCTTCCAATGCGAAAGAATTGTTAGATGAACCGAGGCTCTTCGCATCAAATACAGAATAATAACCATCAAACAATTGCTGAATTATGTTTAAGACAGTGGACTTACCAGTTCCTGCTGCACCGTACAAAACTAAGAATTTTTGCAACTTCTTAGAATCACCGGTGACAACAGAGCCAACAGCCCATTCAATCTTATGCCTTTCTTCTTCGTCATACAAAGTTGACATAAGTTTATTATAAGCCGTTAGGTCACCATCCTCAAGAGGATAAGTCAACTGTCTGCTTGCATAATCTTTCTTTGTTACTTCTTGATTTGAGAATATGATTTTTTCATCCAGCATATGAAATGAATCTCTCATTTGCTGTTTACAATACTTATTCCATCGATCAATCATTCCGTTTTGAGCATCACGTATATGTAGTACTATGACAGGGACCTCAAATCTGGATTTGTTTTCCTCATAATATTTATCAAGCTCTCTGTCAATTAGTGTAAACGCGTCGTCCTCATCGGTCGACCATCGGTTTTCATCTTCAAGCCAGATAGCGTAGAAGTCTCCACCCCGAATCATTAAATCAGAGCTTTTCTTGATAATGAATCGTGGGTAGATCTCCTCAACACCGCGTTTTCCTGGACGCGTTGAAATCACTAAAAAGTCAACCATGATTACTTCCTCTATGTTCTATTTTTCTCGATCTCTGAAAAATATGTCATTAACTGATACCAAATATCCATATTCCTTAAATCGTACGGACAATTTGGTATATAGACTAGGCCGCCGGCACCATCATGAGAATAATCTCTATTTAAGAACGCCCATATGACACTATTAATAATATTTTCATCATAATTATTGTCAGTCATATTGCTTAAACCAAGATTAGATATCATCATCCAGAACCATCTACCTGACATTAAGCCATTCTCAGCTTCTATCATGATATGTTCCTCACAATAGTATGCCAGAGCGACCATCATCTCTAGAATACTACACGGACTTGTGTCTAAACACGATGCTATAACATGAATATCAATGCCTCTGTCATAACCAAATCTATATCTCAAATCAATACCATCTACACATCTATTCTCGTCCATCGGTAAAGAAGGAATAAATTCTGAGTGATACAAATACATAATCAATTTTTTATAAGAAACATGCTTTAATGGCTTTGAGTCTCGAATTAACGAGCACAACCATTCAAAATATTCACTGTTAAGATCGCGCTCAGTCATTAATCCTCCTCATCCTGATCTTGAGGTGGCTTCTTTCCTGTAGCTTTTTCATACGATCTCGAATCAGTCAGTACTTCGTAGTATGCCCTTCGCTTATTGTTCTTGACATGTACGGCATCATCCTCATATTCGCCAATGTGAAGAAGCGCATATTTACTGATAGTCCCCTCAACATCATCAATAATTTTATCATCATCGTCAGCGAGTATACCATCAGCATAGAATGTAAGACTAATCTGATCAAACTCATCATCATCCCCGAATTCATCAGGGTCAATCACATCAATGAAAGGATTTTCCTGAACTTCGTCTTCAGATTCATCATTCATTTCTACATTTGAATAATTAGTATACCCACCATCCTTGATCTTTCTAGAGTATTCCTTATGAAGTTCAACCAAACTAGGATTCTCTTTGATAAGAACTGCCGGATTTTTCTCCTCCGGCTTTTTTTCAAGCTTCTTTTTAAGAGCCTCCATCATTTCTGCACTTTTTGGAACAGTGAACTTCTCTTTTACAGACTCGATTTCCTTGTCTGCAATTTCGGAATACTTTGCATGTATCTTCTTATCTAATAGTTTCCATACAACGAGACCGCTAATAGCGGCCCCGCTGACAAAAGAAACTACAGAATAAATAATAGTTTTATTCATGCATTCCTCCTTATACTCTATCTGGCCAATCAACCTTATTCAAGATACTACCATCAACATTGAAATCGAGAAGAATTACTTTTCGTCTAGATCCATAGTCATCTGTTACATAAGACTCTGTAATCCTGAAGTCAATATAACCATCATTTTCAGAATCCGGATTATAATTCCATCCAACTTCCTGACCTACACGAGTGGGCGGATAACCGAGAGCCTTAAGAACATCATTCAAGAACACATGCTTATTTGCGATAAGCAAATTATTGAAATATGACTGCTGTGCTCTTAAGAATGTGAGATTATATCCGATGTCACCATCATCCCACCAGGGATTAGTCCAGTCAAAGATCCTAACATAATCGTTTTGATTGTTTCTAACTCCATCAGGTAAGACATTTACTGTCTTCTTAACGGTCTTAGTTTTACCATTCTCATCTGTTACTTTTTCTTTGATCTCCTCAGTCTTGTAACCATACCTGATCTGTTTGTCGACCTCATCGCCATAACGATTTCGTACTTCCTCTCTGTAGTCGTTGAAATCGGCTGTCATACCAGCTAAAGCAACGGCCGTTCTTACATAACGCTCATTCAAAGTCTTAGAACCAACAAGAATCAAAAGAATAGAAGCCGCTTCCATTCCAATAGCCCATTTATAGTTATTAATAACTTTTCCTGTTGTTTTAGCATACACTTTAAATGTATCTTTCTTAATCTGATCTTCTGTATACTCCTTGTGCTCAGGATCTACAACTGACTTATCATGAATATCAGACAGTTCCTTCTTTGTATCATCAAGGATACCGTCGAGTCTTCTTGTAGCGACGCAAGCAGCAACAACACCACTAACGCCCAATCCAATTCCACTAAAAATTGCGATCTGAGGAGCGTACTTTTTTGCATTAAATGATATTGTGTTAGCAATATTACCAACAACTGATACAATTGGTAACATATTACCTCCTTATTTTATTTGTTCAGCTCTCTTAGGAAATCTTATAAAGTAACCGTTAGCACTTCCCATTACTTTTGCTCCACTAAGAGACGTCCATCCGTAACTGTTTACCATATAATTTGATGTTGAGACATTAGCCAAATCATACATATCTCCAACGGTTACCACCTGGAATGTATCTAACATCTCACACATTGATTCCAAAACTGCCTCTGCATCACCTCTGTCATTAAAATAGATACTATCATAGTCAAAAACACTACTATTTACCAACGGTCTTGACGGCTCGCCGATCTTAACACTATTATTTCCGAAATAACTACCATAAGAAATTCTAGATGTATTTATTTGCTTATTTTCGGCTGCTTTACCATACAGAAGTCTATTAATTCCTTTTGTTCCAGCATCTGCTAAAAATGATTTCAATGACGGTATAAACACATCAGTCCAAAGATAAGAGACTACGTTATCTAAACTTTCAGCAATAATGCTGTCTTTTAGTCTACCAAGTCTCGTTTTCTTTTGAACAACGGCAGTTCCAGTTACCACAGGTTCAATTTTCTTAGCTGGAATAGTGTTAGATTCACCATCTCTCAGCTTATTTGAATTACCGCTGTAATCTGCCAAGTTGCATACCTCCTTTACAGAAAAAATAATATAATAAGTGCCTCCTTTCACTAGAGGCGTTGTTATTTTTGCGAAGTAAGGCGGGGCACCTCACCATGAAGCACCCCGTCCTAACGAGTTTTACTCGTCCTTCTTCTCTTCTGCAGGCTTTTCAGCTTCAATAGGTGTTACCTCAGCCTTCTTAGCCTTTGCCTTAGCGATCATAGGCTTTACAATGAACCTGTATGCAAGATACAGTCCACCGATACCGATAGCTACACCGCTTGCAATTGCTGCAACCTGTGAGACCTTTTTAGTGTCAACTACAGGAGTGACCACTGCTTCTTCGCCCATTACCATCTCGAGATTGTTTTCGTCCATTTTCATTTCTCCTTTACAGATAATTTTATTTAACAGTCCGGACTGACCATTAAAAACTTAATAAAGATTCAACGGCTTATTCCTATGTTCCATAATTATAAGAGGTTCACCGTTTTCCATTACTGTGGCACGAGGTCTTTCTAGTTCTATAATTCCTGTGCCATCAACTGTCCATCCAATTTCAGTAGCAAACTCAATTGGATCTTCACCCATGATAAGACAATACTCATAAACCGACACCTTTGTATCATGCAAGATATCATAATTTATTTTATTAATCTTATCCTTAAACTTGGCAATAGTTGACCGAATTCTCTGATTTGTCAAACCATCATAAATCCAGAAATCACCATCACCACTATTAATAACAGTCACATTTCCGCTATTAAGATCATCTTTATACTTCTGTTTAGCAGTAGCTTCTGCTATATCCTGTTCTTTCTTTTCGCCAACGATCTCCCGTGTCTTTTCTACATATCTTGTATGATCAGCTATTGCATTGTATGCCAAGACTGCTGCTGCCGTACCACGATTAAGATTTGCCTGATTACCAAACAATATTAAACCAGTACCGACAGCCCACATGCCAACGACAGGAGCAAAGTAAGGAGCTACAGACTTGATTGTCTCCTTCGGAGAAAGCTCGTCCGTATGCATCTTACGCTTCTTTTCCTCTACCGCATCTCTTGCCTCAATTACACTGGCCATTCCATAAATTGTGGCAAAGATGAGATTGCCAATACCTAAACCGATACAAAAACCCGGATAGTGTTTACTAGCAAATGAGGAAAACTTATCCATTAGTGCCCTCCATCTGTCTCTGCAAATTTCTGTATGCATTGACATTTCTGCCATTTTCAACACACAGGAAGATGCTTGCTGCAAGTGTTACTCCGAGTAAGAATGAAACGAATGATGGTCTCATGTTTTACCTCCTTTAATCTTCTCTAAGTTCATATTCTTCAATCTTTATAAGATATCTTTCACCATCTTTAGGAATACTTAAGTATACAACCCCTGTAAGAAATTCTTTTTCTGTAAAGTATTTTCCAACATCCTCTGGTTCTACATATACTATCGGATCACCGCAAGAATGAGCAATTGCATCATTAATTGAGTCATTTACATATGTATTAGCATACTCAACAGCTAATTCTTTTGTCTTACAGATGTGAATGATGTTTGTAAAGTCCGATCCATTAGAACATCCAACGGTTCTAGATACAACGTATACTTTTTTCATTTTTCCTCCTAACATTTATGACATTGCGTAAAGTATATCCGATATATCTTCAGCGGTTCTTATAGCGATTTCAAAAATCGGAGCTATCTCATAACCATAATTCCGGTTCATAGCTCTATTAAGATACCGCTTCATCTTCTTCTTGAAGTTTTCGACAGACTTCATAACTGTCCATTCATGATGAGCAAGAATATATATTAATATTTCTTCTGCTGCCCATTTCGTATATGTGACATCATCAAATATTCTAGGCGGATATGATGATGTAGGAATTGGAATACCTTCCATATACTCTATGATGGTGTTAATCTGTCTTTCATCCGGAACCATCCATTATAACCTCCTAACATTATTGAAACATTTCGAACAGAAGAGAAGAGTCCTTGTTAATTAAGAACTCTTCATTTTCTTCATGCTGACTTAGCTTTAAGCTGGGCGTCAACCTCCTTAGATACTACATCTTTGAGCATTGCTTCAGATTGTCTGCTCGATGCTATGCCACCGATTATCTGTGCGGCGAACATAAGCAAAGTGCATCCAAGACCGACATAGCCCCAGACTTTTGTCTTATCCATAAGCGTTCCTCCCTTCTTATAGTTTTCTATTATAGAATATGCAAATTTCGCGGAGTTACCAATACAACTCACCGTTATGGAATTTTTTAACCATCGATTTTACAACTGGATGCGGAATTTCATGTGGAAAGTGCCTCGGGCCATTATCGTCAGAATCCATAACAGACCAGTTATCTCCTCTTTCGGTTAGTGACAATTTTCTATCAGGATACATGCCCGAATACACCCAAAAAGTACCATTGTTATAATCATATTTGATGTAATTTAGGATGAGCTCAATCTCAAGATCTGCAATATGATCCATGTCACTTTACCTCCATCTTATCAATAAAATCCATAACCTCACTTACACAATCTGTATAAGCCTGGGATCTAAGATCGCTCATGACTAAAGCCAAAGTAGCAACTGGAAGCTTTATGCTTTTGCTTATGTGCACTTCCATAGAAGTAAGAATTAGTGCAGATACTTTAAATTTTTTTGATCTATAAACATCAACTGTGATATTAGCCTTACGAATTGTTGCGTAATCAAGGATTGAAACCGTGTTATAATCGAGAATCAGATCATTCTCGCCACGAATTTTTGCTCGGATATTCAAAGGACGGTAACGCATAACAAGTTTGCTATGACGTGGAATTTTCACTATCACATAGTTGATTCCTGTTTTCGACGTATTTACCTTACAACCAAGATTACGGAACTGCTCGGCGTCCTCTGGTGGAACCTCAATAAGGAACGACTTGCCGATATCAAAGCCATCGTACTTTCGTCCACTGAAATGCTTACCTACGATATTAACATTTTCCAATTTCATTTTATTTTCCTCCACATTTAGAATACATTTAAAACAGAAAGGAAGAGTACTTGTTCCTTATTTAAGTACTCTCCATTTCTTGGGTTTAGAACCACTTGCTCGGGAATTTGATTTTTCCGAACAGGTTTCTACCGAATGTCGAACTTGTGAATGTTCCGGTCTGTTCAAATTTGAGACCCTTATTGAATAATGCTGTATAGACGGCCAACGGCAGTATCAAACCTGCAGCTCCTAAAGCCACATCTTTAATAACATTGATCTTGTGCTGCCTTTTTTCCTCTTCAAGGCGGAGTTCTGCGATCTCTTTCTCAAGACGCATTTGCTTTTCGCGAACATAACGTTCTTCTGTGCTGTCAACGCTTCTCTGTATGCGTTCTTTTTCTTTAATCGCCATTTCATGCTCTCTTTGAGCCTGACGATCGTTGTACTCCATGCCTTCTTTACAACCCTTAACCCATGTATCATACATCTTAACGATGTTAGTAACGCAATGTGCGTACTCGTCCGATGACTTGTCTAAAGTGTTAGCATATTCGATAAGATTCCATAACGTCTCTTCGAGACCAGCTTCAACTGTGCCTTCCTCCGATACGATTCTGTTTTCATCATTTTCCATAATCTTTATCTCCTTTACGCATATTCTAGGTATCTATATACCCATAATAGCATGTGTTATTCACGCGGAGGTGGAACCATGTTAACTTTGAAAACAACGTACTTCCGATCCTTTATCTTCTCTGGATTTCTATCCATATCAACATAAAGTGACCCACCGTCATTAATTTTAATAGTTCCAAACACCATACTTGCCAGTGCTCCGGCAAACATAATGAGTCCAAGAAACCATCCTAACAGAATACACAGAACGTACAAATACCACATAGGTTCCTCCTTATAAAAATATTAAGATAAATATCATAATAATAATTTCAAGAATAATTCCGAGAATCTGTCCAATAATATATAATGCTAACATATTGTGCCTCCTTTCAGGCAAGAAGAAAGAGGATGTGTAAATAACATCCCCTTTAATTTTTAGATCAACCAAGCAATCAGAGTGATTAATCCCACAATAAGCCTTATTACAACTATTAATGCGATTATTACCCAGAAAATTATCTTGCCGATCAGTCCAATTAACATGTTGTGTAACATTGTACTCACCTCTTTCTTTATATTATAGTTTCTGTTTTCTTTCTATAATACGAGGTGTAAATTTCGCGCAAGAAGGAAGAGCCCTTGTTAGGACTCCTTCTTTTTACTTGTAAACCAAGTTTTGATCTTTGTTGCCTTGTCTTTGCACCAGTCCTGAACATGAGGATTAGTGGCTAATACGATACCAGCGGTTACTACCGGTACCACGATATCTACTATCCATAATCTCGTTTCTCTAGCGGTGTCTAACTGTTTTCTTGTTGCCATAAGATCACTTCCTTTCATTTTATTGTTTATAAAGACCATGTAAATTTCGCGAAAAAAGAAGAGGGCTTGTTAGCCCTGCTCCTTTTCTAATTCATTACAAAAGTTTATCATATATTCAAGAATTTCGTCTCGGGTCATTTTCTTTTGTGTTAGGTTCTGAATTCTGAATTTTGTAGTTGCTTCCTGTGCCTCATCCATCAGATATCCCAAAGGGAATGCTAAATAAAATTCTTCCCATGAATTATCGTCAAATAGTACATAAAATCTCTTACCAAGATTACTATATCTATCCGCGTCATTAAAAAACGCCTTAAAAACTCTTTTCTTTTTAAAAATTTTCATTTTCTTATCCTCCTTAAAATTCTAAATCCTTAATTGAGTTATCACCATCTGATTTAGGTAATAACATTTTCTCATCTAGCTTCCTAGCTTCGTCTGCTTTTCTATATATTTCTAACTCTGCTTCTTTTTTCTCACTTACCTTCTTCCAAACGTCAATTGCAGCGTCAGCCAAATCAAGTGCTTTTTTTAAATTCTTGAGTTGTCTGTCCTGCTCTTTGAGTATTGAGTTTGTGAGCTTCTTATACTTCCTGAATGCAAATCCTAAAATAAGAATTGCTACGATAGCCATAATTGCTACGATCTTTCCTGTTAATGTTACTGTAATCATACTTTTTTCTCCTTTACATTTAGATTAGAGTTTCCTCTATTATACACCATGTTATTTTCGCGAAAAAGAAGAGCCCATGTTATTAGGGCTCCTCCTCTGTTTCATAAACTCTGATATAATGTGTTTCGACATATTCATCGTTTGCCTTGTCATATAAGAATGGAATATAGTTACGATTATTTATACATCTTATCGGATCAAATACCAATGCTTCGATTTTATCTGTCTTAATCTTCTCAACTTCTCTTTTTACTATTTCTTCGAGTTCGTTTGCAAGATCACAACCAATTCCCGTTTTATCAACTACGATATATTCTTGATCCTTTCTGATGATGTATGTATCACCATCGCTATACCACTCCTGTATAACCTTCTTTTCAATTACTACGTACTTTTTCATTTTCTTATACCTCTCTTTCTTTATTATTGTTTATAAAGAGGAAGTAAATTTCGCGCATTTAAAAAAGTTTTACCAAATTTTCCACCCGGGGATTTTTCAGATAAAAATTAAGAGGCCATGTAAATTTGGCCTCAAAATTTTATACATTTTTAACGTCATCAATCCATCTGTCACCAGTTTCTGATAACTCATAGACCTTAACATTCTTATTTTGTTCAATAAGTCTCTTGACATTATTTCTAGTTGCTCCAGCCCCACCTTTTTCTAATACGACAGCGAGACCTTCATCAGCAATATTTGACATAAAGATGTCTTTCTCTGCTCGCCACTCGTCCGTATCCGGTTTGTACTTTCCAGAGTCAACTGTCTTAGTTTTCCATTTATCACTAGCAGAATACCTGACGCCATTCTTTCCAGGACCATAAACTTCTACATTTTTATAGCCTTTAGATTTTAGATAGTCCTGTACCTGTCTATCAATACCAGGAGCATCTCCAACAACAATCTTCTTATGATTTCTCATAGCAGAATCAAGTTCACGCCTAATATCTTTTGGTAACTGCTTCCTATAATAAGGACTTTCAGCCATTTGGGTTTTAGATGATCCACTGACAAACACTGTCGGAGCCGTTGTAAATCGCCCACGTTTATCGTGATAGGGATTGAAGTGCATTAGATAGGCCATAAATCTTTCTCCATAAAAAGATGCGGGAGCAGAAATCCACCCCCGCACCATGAGTTACTTGTAATACGGCAGACAGAAACCGAGAATATCAAGACTGAGATAATTGATGGTTCTAGTACGAACCGCATTCTTGTTATTACCTTCCTCAACCTGCATCAGATGCTTCTTGGTGTTTACAGCAATAACACAACCAGTATGTCCCGGTACAGATTTTCTGACATACTTCTTCTTTTTCTTGTCCCACTTCTTGAAATGATACATTACCACCCATCCCTTCTGGGGAACAGCGCCTCTATCTTTCCAGCGCTTTTTCTTCTTGTACCATCTCATCTGCTGGGTACATCCGGCTGACTTACAGTAAGTCTTAACACCAATAAGATATAGCATAACGACAATCGTGATAGCACACCATGCGGTCGTCTTGACGCTCTTTTTGCAACCCATCATTTTATTGTACGGGTTCATTATATACTTCTGAGCTTTGCCATTTGACTCACTATAACCATGCCAAGATTTAATTTTAGATACAGCCTGATTAGCATTAGCCATATCAAGTCTCCTTCTCTTCGTCCGGATCAGGCGTGAACTCTTCGTTAGGAACCTCGCCCTCCATCGGACCGTCATAAGTATCCACCTTTGTAAACTGCTTATAGATCTGATTGATACCTACTGCGACAAGACCAGATGCTGCACCAGTTGCAAATGCATCGAGCCAGTTTGTTGCTGACAGGTAACCAGGGATCGTGAACAGCACAATGATGGCTATGATACCACCAAACAGCCCACTGATGATCGGAATAAACTTGTCAAGTGTCTCGTTCTTGACTGCTTTAAGCGTTGCACCCAACAGATAGCAAAGAATTACTATCGGCACAAGAGGCACAATACCTAATACTGTTGGAAGTTCATTCATTTTTTCATTCCTCCTTATTACTTGCATATAATAAAAATGCCAAAGCCACTACAAATGCAGTAACTATGACAAATTCAACAAAAATTTTGACCATGACTAATCATTCAAAGAGCCTGCATAAATTGAGACTTCTTTACTACTACTTCCTGCGTTGTTGAACGAAACATATAGATTTCCGTTGTAAATGCGTATATTAAAGTCCTTACCAATCCAACTAGAAGTAAAGACTGTTAAATAAACATCGGATGAACCTGTTTTTACTGGAATGTCGGATGTAGCAATCGACCTAGCACAGTTCGCAACTCCCGTATCAGAATTTACAAACGAAAATGCTGTAATACCGCTAACAGCAATACCTGTATCAATCCAAGCACCACCTTGACTTTGGTCAAGTGAATACAGAGGTTCTCTCGCCTGTGTTGCACCAATGTCTTCAATATCCGTTCCTATTAAGTCTTGCCAAGTACCGTTTACTTTAACATAGGCATTTGTGGTACTCTTTTCAACGGTAGCCGCATTTCCAACAGTTAAAGTACCTGTGCCTAAATTGTAAATGTAATCGTCCATTATGCAATCATACAAACAAGGAACATCACTTCCATCAAGAGCAGGCAGATAATAATGTACTAATGTATCACCTTCAAATATCTTGCAATAGTAAAGCGTCATTATCGCAAATGCGTCTGCCCAAGGAGAGCCATTCAAATTCATACCAAACAAGTACATACTTGCCACAGGAGTACTATTGTAAGCGTAAGTAACCAATTCGGCTGTCATTCCCTCTTGTGTTTTCTGTAAAACCCTACCCTGTGTTTTAAGAACCATATCAGAATTAAGAGTGAAGAAACCATTTGCGGATTCTTCCGCATTACCAAAAGCATAATACATACGAGTTCCGTATGTTGCTATAAACATTTGTCGTGCATCTCTACCTGTTGTGTCATATCGAGTTCCAAACGGAGAAGGGTATGTAGCACCGCCTAACAAATTCACTTTCATCTCAATTCGGGTATTTGCGTTGTAATAATATCCTGTGTCAAAATAAGCACCAACAGCACTATTTGAAATGCTTTCACGGATATTTATTGACGACAAATCAGGCAGATGTTTCAAATAAATCTGTCCATCATACCCCTGTGACGAAGTAGGCTCTGTTGTGCCTTCCAAAACAACATTTTGTGGGTATGTCCTACCCTCATAACCAAAAGCATTTATGCCAGATATAACTGTCATACCATTATCAACAACAAAAAGCCTCATATACTTGCAATACACAGGCGACGGCAACTTATATGTTGTGTAGTCGTTCGTTGTTATCGTTATGGTTTTAATATCAGTCCAATTTGTCTCATCATTTGAATACTGAACCTTAACTCTCTTTCCGACACCGTTTTCTATCGTACCAAATGAAACAGCCAGTATTGTTGAAGGTTTATCAAACTCGTATTCAATCCAATTATTCGCTGACGAATTGCCGCCACAATACCAAAACTCATTTGCGTTAGCAACGTTACCATTACTCGGAGTGGTAAAACCATAATAAGCATATCTACCAGAATACACATAACTTGCGCTACACTTCCCTTTCGGGGTTGTATCACTTGTCATACGAGGAATAATGCTATCAATAAGTATGATTTCGATTTCGCCACTTATGTTTTCAATGTCTTCGATAGCTGTTCCTATTAAGTCTTGCCAAGTACCGTTTACTTTAGAAAATGTATCATAAATTACTTCATCAGCGACACTACTCTTTAGATACAAATCGCTCCATAACGACGTCGCACCAACGGAAGATAAGACAATCCAATAATTACCCGTTAACGATGAAACATCGGCAACAAATGTTGCGCTATCGCCTTGTGTAGTAACTCGATATGTTACTCCATTTGCTGAAACAATAGAAGTATTTACGGGAAAACTCGAAGATGGGTTTATTGTGTTTTCAATTAGGAGAATAGGCGAAAAACGCTCTGTTGAATAATTGTCATAACTAGGAGAAGTCGTTTTGACACTGACTTCAATTGAATCAATATTAGTTAAATCAAATTGATTATAAAGCTGTGCGCCTATATATGGTCCACTCCCTGAGTATGAACAATATGCAGCATTATCATAATTCGCCACAAACATATCACGCTCTTTGCTGTAGTTAAACTGAGATAAGTCTTGTCTAACCCCTTTAATTGTTTGCAGGTACATTTGACCATTCAACCCCGTAAATGATAGCGGAGTGTCTTTTCCTTTAATAACAGCACCAACACTCCCGTCGACAACAAGACTATTTATAACTTTATTTCCGTTAAAATATAATGCCATAATCTTGTTCTCCTCATGTACTTGATTTTGTATAACGAAGAGTAATATACCAATCAACTAATCTTGTGCTAAAATCACTTGGATTGACGATTTTAATATCCGTTGCAGTAACGGAGTCAATACCAAGCATAGGTGCGGCAAGTCTTGGCAATACCCATATATCCCCATATTGAGAGAAATTACTATCTTTTACTGTTCCTGAATAACTTAATACTCGGTCAATGCTTGAAATGTTATGCGGTATAGAAAAATTGCCAATCGTACCGCCTGCACTATATATTGTTTTTTCATACACAGGACTACCATCTATCCATGTGCCGACAGCCTGCTCTGATGTGGAGTATTCGTGATAAGCACCACTTCCTACTTCATCAGTAATGTTAATCATTCCCACTTTTTCACTATCAGAAAGTAAGTCAAATTCTGCCCTTGTCATTTCACGGACAACGTTCACCTCTGTAGTGTTGCCCGTACTGTTATCTTCAGTATAAGCACCTTTGAATTGAAGTTTTGTTCTTTGTGTGAGGCTTGTGCCACCATCATCAACAATGGTGTGTCCACCACCGCCTCCTCCACCGCCTCCTTCTCCGTTCTCCCACATTTCAGAGGTCTCATTGTATTTGAGAACCTGTCCGTCAGTAGGATTAGAGATATTGACGTCATCAAGATTAGCGAGATTAGTTGCACCACCACTTCCGCCACCATTTGCAGAAGGGTCAACCTCTACCTCCATGCTGAAATTAGATGAACTAATTCTAGAATCATCATTCTTAATTCTAATTTCACAGAGATTCGTACCACCTATATTACACATATCGTCTGTAATATTTGCGATTACATAGGTATTGCCAACTGTCGAGGAAACACTTGCAGAGACAACGGTGTCATTAGGTTTGCGAACATTCAGTTTAATAACGTCATCCTCCCTAATGGAATAGGCAATACTACCATATACGAGATTTATTTTGATTTTTCGTTCATTATCATTCTGCGATACATGACATACTGGATGCACTCCTGTCGGAATTAGATTTAATGTAATCTCTTCCATATTGTCTCCTTATTAGTCCAAAAAGTCTCTAATTGTGTATGCGTTAATTATAGGAAATACACATATCCGCTTAATACAAAAATCAGCACCTGAGAAAAATATTGCTTGTTCTTCTGAGTAGGAGTCACTTATACCTTGTGACACAACCCCGTTATCAAAGAAATATCCACTATTAAAAACGTGGTAATTGTATCTATAATTTCCCGTGTTCAAAACAACTTTTGCATCAGCACCCTTCGCACACCTGCCAGTCTGAATATAAAAATATTCATCTTCAAGATTTTCAATACATACGTCAATTCGAAATGGTTTTCCGTCTTTGGAGTACATTGTAAACCCTGTTGCTCCAGTAAAATACAACTTTCCGTCTATTATCTGTAAATCTTCAGCTCCAGTTTCACTCAACGTAATGTCATAATTAGGCAAATCATTCCACTTCCCGTTATCAAACAAAACAAAATCATTAATGGGTAAAGGATCTGCATCAGCAATAGCCTCTTCTACATTCATAAAGAAATTCAATGTACCTATCTTCTTATTGCCATTTTCCAACTTTAATTCACAGATATTTTTACCTATAATATCGCACATTCCTTCTGATGTTGTAATAATAACATAATCATCACCAACATTGCCAATTATATTTTCCAAAATAACATCACCATTTGGCTTACGTACTTTTGATATTAAAGAGTCTCCAGAAACTAAATAATATGGTTTAGATCCATCTCGTAAATATACCTGAAATTGTCTTCCAATATCGTACTGCGAGGTGTGAACAGTCGGCATAGACCCAAAAGGCACTAAATTAAGTACAATGCTTTCCATTTTGAATTACTCCTTTATGTTGAAGCTGGCACATATACATATTGTATACGATATGCGCTTACAGTTATTGCGGTATCACTGGTATTAAGGACCCTTAATTTTCTACTAGATATAACATACTGTGCTATTAAATTATGACAGCAAGTATATGCAGCACTACTAGATCCCCAAATTGTAATGCTTATAGGCATTATAACCACACCGTCCGGAAGCGTCTCTAAATCTGCCCAGCTATTAGCAGCGATTGAACCTGATGCCGTTTCTGTTCTTTCATAGACTTTTCTGCCGTCTAGCCAGAAACCAACACATTTTTCAGTGCTCTCATAATGAGTTAGAACTGATGCTCCGCTAATCTCGAAATCATCATCACGAGTAGGTAAACAATTTACACTTACCGACTTTTTTAATTTGTCAATAAAGAATATAGGAACACCAGCACTCACATTGTAAACATATGTAGTCCAAGTAGTATTTACCGAATCTTTTATTGCTATTAAAATATCCCAGCTGTATGAATTGTCAAGAGTTAATGTTGTAGTTACACCATCTGTTAAATTTGTTTCGGTTGTAGGATCATAGTCTGCATCAGATGTCTTTTTATACCAACATTTTATTGTTATAAAATTTCTCTGTTGCAAAAGATCATTTTCAAGTTTATTGTATGTGCATCTTACAGTTACATCAGTTTCCGAATAAAAATTTGAACGTCTTGTAACTGTTATTTTTGCATATGGATCAGCATATTCATAAACTCTAATCGGTATAAAAGTTCTTAATACTTTTCCACTAGTATCAACTATTATGACACCTATAGCTGGATAATTAACACTAATACCACTTAAATCCTGGTTATCAACACCAACAACCACATGTTCAAAATTTGTAATGAAGCCATTAGTTTTAGTTTTTATTACACCAAGATTAACAGTATAATCAGTAAGAGAATCAACTGGTTCACTAAAAGTATGTGAATAATCTAATTCTCTAAGTAACCAAGGTGATCCCGGATCAGGCCTATTACCATAAACTAATCTTATGTGTTTTATTTTTGCACCAGCAGATGGTAATATTGAACTAAATTTGACAGTAACATCCGATTTTGTTGTAACAAGATCTGTGTATGGTGAGCCCATTACACTTTTTGTTACCTCATTTACATCATAATACTGAGCTCCAGATATTGTAGGCTCAGCATTACCGAATGTCATAGTACCAGTTTTAAGACTATAATTTGAATTACCATTGACAATAGAGAATAATCTATACGTCAACGTTATACTATTTGTTCCTTCTGGTGCAGCAGCTATGATACTATCCCTTACTGAATCTGGGAAAGTAGTGCTGTCAAATGTAAATGACGAACCTGTTGGATCAGCATCAACCCAGTTAGTTGATATCGATTCTTCATCATACGAAACATTGATTCGAAATGCTGTAATTTGTTCAACTGGAAACGGGTTTACATAATCTACAGTTGGATATATCGTACTGTTTGCCGAGAATGTTGGTGTAACTGCTGATATATATGGAAACCTGTCAATCTTATCCAATGTATATGTCTTTGATCCAGTGCAGTTAACTGATGATGAATAAATGGCAGCTTTTACTGACATTGATACTGATTTTGTACCGTCAGCATTATGTGCAACATAAAGTGAACCAGTCTTTTTGTACTTTCCGTCACCATACAACTTAAATCTAGAAGTTGTATTAACAACCTTTGTGCCATTAATAGTAGCCGTAACTGGGCCTGCCATCCACCAGTTTCCACTACTTCCGCCAACAGATGTAAGCGTCCAATTTATACGCGTTCTATTATTAGCAACATCTTTTGAAGAGGTCCATGAAAGTTTAAGACCTATCTTACTATTATATTTACTAGTAGTAAAGTTTCCACTAGTTGCCATTTATATCACCATCCTTTATGATGACGCAACAAATGCTATTCCATCATTTATTTTAGTACTTGGGTCCTGTGAATCATATATGTCAATAGGAATGATTCGTATTTTTCCACAAAATAGAATATCTTCTTCAACTACACCACGTTTCATATGAAACTGATCTTCATTAATCCAGAAAAGTTTTTCATCAACTAATTCTGGATGACTTGGATCTACTGGAAACGGTGTCGGAGTAACGTAACCAGGCATCATTTTCATTCCAGCAAATCCAATATCAGGATTAGCTAGTAAATAGAAGCCCTCATTACCATATAGGAATAATCCATTTCTGTTAAATTCACCTATAATTGTTTCAGTATTATCATTCTTTTTACCATATACAATAAGAGAACCAGATTCAATATCAGTATTATCTGATAATTTACCAAGTACTAACTGACCACCGAATATTCTATCGGCGCTCATGCTACCTGACTTAATGAAATCTGCTACTATTTTACCGTCATAAGTTATTGCTGGATCATACGGTCCGAGATATCCATGCGATGAAAAGCCTAGGCCATTCATATTCCATCTCCAGACATTTACAGCATTAGTAATTACTCCTCCACTTTCCTCATCAAGAATATAAATTTCTTGTGGGTGCTCTGGAGGATTAAGAACCACATATCCACCTGATTGACCAGTTATAAGTTTAGTAGCTTCGGCAATAGCTTCATTAAGATCCGATTGTGTTACATTACTTGTATTGTTATCCTTCTTTACTTCAGCAATTGTTGTGGCAAGATCAGCTTTTACTGATCCAAGTTCAATACTTGAATACCTTCCTGCTAAAACATCATAGTGTGTTTTAACTACTTTAGCTGATGCACTAACTCCTAATTTAGGAAACTCTATGTCTACAGAATCCCCCATTTTTACCATTTCAAGAAGAGCAATATCTTTATATTCACTTGAATCCGATAAATTTACAAATGAGACTTCAATAGATACTTTTGGTGATCCTAAGTCATGCTCATTAACATAAAGAATTGCTGCTAATGCTAATTCTGCTTCTGTCGGTTTGCCGTCAAATTCACTAGTCAAATCCAAAGAAAGAATTCTAGTGTACTCGGAATAAGCATCAACAAATACTATGTTATATGGAAGTCTATCAATTACAGAACTAGTATAAGCATTACCAACAACAATCGCTACATAGCCATCAATTGGAGCTGTAAACTCATCCATATCGATATCTTCTTTTCCATTAATAGCAACTGAACCTATATCTGGAATTTCTCTAAAGAATCCACCAACAACAGTGCTAACACTATCACATCTTATAGTATATTTTATTCCATTTTGAATTTGAGCATACATTACTTTATACTCTAATTCTGTTTCAATTATTTCACCATTATCATCTATAGTTGCATGATCGTCTTCATCATCCCCATATTTAACACTATCTAATAATAGATTAGATGATACCACTTTTCCAGTATTAGTAAGCTCAACAAGACCTGTACTATCATCTTCAACAGGTATTTGTTCATCATCTCCATTATTAACATAGCTAGGGGCTCTATACCAATAAGGTCTTACAGCAGTATATACTTCACTAATATTTTCTTCTTGCTTGATATCAGTTAAGTTCTTGCCATATCTTATTGTTACACCTCTATCGGTTCCTCGATTGTTCCACATTCTTACAGTAAAACAATCCCATTCATACTCCCCCCTATATGTATCAAGAATAGATCCCTCAATACCTCCAAGTATTGTTCGGGCATTAATCGGAGTACTAAAACCCATATCAGCAGTAATTTCTTTATCAGTCCAGAATTCAAACGGACAATCATCAATATTATCCATACTAGCACTTAACTTCTCAAAGGCTTCTGATAATGTATTAGCACTAAATGGAGATACTGTATAATTTGCTAAATCGTAGCTTATATGCTGAGCATTAATTGTTACTATTCCACTTATAGGCTTTGATATAGCGTAGATTCTAAACGGCTGCTTATCTGTATATGGGGTTGTCTTTACATACAGTATTCTTCTGAAAAGAATCTCATTATATAACTGTCCAGTAATAGGATACTCCATTTCAAGTTCATAAGGTCCATTTAATTCCTCATTAACAACACAAGATATTGCATCTGGTAACGGGCCTATACCATTAGTAGAGAAATCTCTATCAGTAGACTCAAATAAAGTTATTAAACGGTCCACCATCTTGGAATTACCTCCACACTAAGAACACCTCCGTCGAAATGAATCTGGTGTTCACCAGGATTTATTCTAGGAAAGTCTTCACCATTAAGAATCATTAAATTATTCATATTAATTGCTTCTCTATATGCATTCTGCAAATCACAATCCACAGTAAAAGTCATAGTAGAACCAATATAATTTTCATCATATTTAATTGAGAATGTATAAGATCCAATTGTTACTGAGCCAACTATTTCATTAGCATCATTAGGATCTTGCACAGTATTATTTGTTGTTATATTCAGAAGTGGAAATGCTGGGTGTATAGTTGCATTTTGAATATATCCTGATTCAGAGAAAAGTATAGGAATTTCTCCACTTTTGTAGTATCTCTGAGGTTTACATACAAAATTTATAGTTGCCCTTCCCGCTTCATTAAACAGATTTTCGATACTAACAGATTCGTTGTAGTATGCATATCTGTAAAAATCTTCGTCATATGAATCTTCTAGTCTGGCATAACCAGAGGCCGAGTGCAGCCACTCAGCAACCTGACTCATTTTCTTAGAATATGAAATCTGATTGTGAGTGGCTATACTGACCTTGTACGAACGAGGGACGTTGCTATATGTTCCAGTATCTATGACAACATCGCCGTTTCTTCCAGGGACATGAATTATATCATAGAGCTTCTCTGGAGCAATATATTCGGGAAAAGTTTCAACTTCCAAACCTATATCTTTCGAAGATTTGTTGTTAAAGACTACAATGCCCATGCAGCGTCTCTCCTTTCAACATCATTTTGTAAAATTCTCGAAACTTCTTTAGCGATTTCTTTAGGATTATCGCCAGTGATATTAAATGTGTTATTGTTTGTTACTGTTCCCTGATTATCATCCATGAAACCAGAAAGAGTTGACTTAAGGCTATCAAGCATAGCATTAGTCTGCTGCTGAGCAGAAATAGCACTACTTATTGATCCACCTGATGAGGATGCCAGACTAATAGATCTACTAGCTGACAACATTCCATCCATCTTGTTAACTCCATCTGAAACATCTGACAAATCAAGTACTGGTTTAATAGTCGGCTCATAACCAATACTACTGGTCATCATATCAGAAATAGCTGCGATAGCTTTCCTAATAGAATCTGTAGTTTCATAAGCCAGTTCTTCAGAAGAATCAACTGCTTTGTATGCATATTCATCCATACCAACAGCAAGACCTTCATCTAAGAACTTACCTATCTCCATAAATACACGAGAAGGTGACTTTATTTTGAATACTTTCTTAACGGCATCAATAATTGTATCTCCAACTGCTTTTGCACCAGAAACAAGTTTATCTTTTGCCTTTTCCATACCAGTTTTAATAGCATTTATAAGATTTGAACCTACATTTATAAAGCTTTGCTTAAACTTCTCTATAGCTTCTCTTGCTTTAGCTAATCCTGATGTAATAGTGGACTTTGCCCCTTCAATTATATCAGTTGCTACTTTTGTTATAGCATCCCATGCTTTAGAAGCCATGCCAGTTATACCATTTATTAATCCCTGTACAATATTAACACCAAATCCATCAAATACTTTTGACGGTGATTTAATTCCGAGTATTGTACAGAAGCCATTAATTATGGCAGTAGCAAGTTTGTCTATAGCTTTCTTCAATTCAACAGCATACTTGTCAACACCATCTGAAATACCGTTTATGAATGCTAAAATAAATTCCCAAGCAGTAGAAACAAGATTTGGGATTTGCTCTGTTATTCCCTTTATGAAACCAGTTATTGTAAGGATACCAATTTCAACAGAAAGTTTCACAATTTCCTCAATATTATCTCTAATCTGTCTGAGAGTATCAACAATTATAGCAAACAATGTCTTTGTTATTTCAGGTGTTATTATTCTTGTTAATTTAAGGACTTCCATAACTAATACAATTATTGCATTAGCTATATCAGGGGCCTTAGTTATTACTAATTGACATACACCGGTTATTACAGTTCCTAAGAACTCAAATAATTTAGGAGTTGTCTTAATAAGTACATCAAAAACCATTGTAATCAAACCAGCTAGTATCTCTACTACCTGATCTTTAGATTTAACAAAATAATCTAACAAAGCAACTATTGCTTGAGCTACTTTTACAGCTATTTCAGGTAATATTTTTGAGAATTCTCTTATTGCGGTTACTAATAACAATACACCATCGGGTCCAACTGCTGCTAATCTTTCAACAGCACTAGCAAATAATACCAATCCTGCTCCAGCAGCTAACGCTCCAACACCAATTAAAGCACAAGCAGCGCCAATAGCATAAAGTGCTGCTGTAACAGCCGGATTACTACAAAGTATAGCTGCAACAGCCAGTGCACCTAAAGCACCAGCAAGAAGCAAGAATGATCCTAGAGCATTTCCTGATGCAACAACTTCTGAAATTATCTTTATGGCATATGCTAATGCTATAAGACCTACGGAGGCAATAGCTAAAGCTCCAGCAGTTGCTACTAAGTCCGCTCCATCTCCTGATTTACTCAAAAGATAAATAGAAGCGGCTATAGTCCCCATCATAAGTGCTAAAGCTGCAGCACCTCCAACTAATTTAGCTGGATCACCTATACTAGCAACAAGTGTTAAAGCTCCTGCAACTAATAACAAAGCAGCACCTACAACCATTAATGAACCAGCCGCATTAGCTATATCATTATTTTTAGGCATTATTTTTAATGCTACAGCCATTGACAACAATACTGTAGCTAATGCTCCACCAGCAGCGGCTATTGAAGACCAGTCACTATTATTCGCAGTTGCGAGCATAATAGCTGCACCTATTGCGGATATTGCAGCGGCCATTAACATCAACGATATTGATAATCCAAGAAGCTGCTGATTATCAAACTGAATCTTAGATAATTTGTTAACCACAATTGCTAACGCAGCTAGTGTAACTACTACAGCACCCATTGCCGCTAAAACAGCAGGCAAATTTCTCTCTGCTAAATATGATATCAGTACAACACTACCTAATATAGAAGTCATTGTTAAGCCAATAGATGTAACTAAAGCTCCTATCGCACTTAACTGTTTAGGATCAGCTTTTATTTTTGACATCATTAGCATTAAAGCACTCATAGCAATAAAGAACCCACCTAAAACGCCGGCCGCAGCTAACATTTTATCTTTTGGAATAATTGATAAAGCAATTATACATAATGTCAATGTTTTTAAAGATTTTACAATCTTTCCAACAGCATCTAAGTTCATATTGAATTTCCAAGATTCCAATAAATCAACGACGCCTTTCTTAACATCTTTAAGTGGCTTCGTATAATTCTGAATCTTTTCCCAGAACTTTAATGCAACTAACAAATAGAATATTACTTTTATCCAGCTCTGTATGCTCTTAAAAAATGCTTCCCATTCCTTAGCTGACTGCGGCGGTTTTAATGTCTTTTTAGTTTCTTCTGTAACTTGCCTTAAGTACTGAGCAAGCCCCTGGAGTGAGCTATTTAATTCTTCAGTAGCTCCAGATATTAATCCTAAATCTTTACCATAAGATATAATATCACCTATACCACCAGATACTTTTTCTACAGCTTTACCAGTTTTTTCAAGATCTTCTCTTATACCAGGGATATGTTTTCCAATCCACTCTGCGATTTTAGGTAAATCTTCTTTAACTAATTTATCGCACCATGATTTGAAATCCATTCCGGTTAATGATGTCCATATTTTGTCAATCTTTTCGGGAAGTTTTTTAACAAAATCATATATCCATTTAGCGGCTTTCTTAAATGTACCATTCTCTTTTAGCCAATCTCTTATAGATTTTACCCAGTCTCCAAAACTAGCCGCAATATCTAAAGCACCATCAGCTATATTAGATTCTTTTTCATCTAAACCCAGGAAAGCTTTTAAAAGCTCCTGCACAGCCATTTTTATTATATCAAAAATAGAAAACAAACCAGTAAATATTCTTTCTAATTTTGCACTACGCTCTTCAGTTATTTTGAATGTTTTTGTTAACTTCTCAAACAAATTAGTAGCATCTTCAAGAATATTTATATCACTAACATTAAATATATTACTGAATGCTTTCTTAACAGATTTAGAAACAATAATTATTGAATCTAAAATATTCTTAAATCCTCTAAAGGCTGGCAAAAGAATATACCTAACTCTTTGAGTAAGCGGTTTAGTATCTTTTTCCATCTGGTTCATAGCTGTATGAAATTTCATAGAAATATTATACAAAAATTCACCAGTTTTAGGTGGGAATATCTCTTCAAAAGTGTTTCTTATTGTTGAGAATATTGCTTTTATGCTTCTCCACAATTTCTTTATACCCCAGAGAAGCTGTTCGCGGCCTCCCATATCTGCCCACTTTTTAAGAACTTCGTTTTGCTTTTCTACATCAAGAACAAATATATCATAAAATTCTTCAGAAACCTCAGTCCACAAGTCTTTAGCATTCATATAATCGCCAAATATTGTCTTAAATGTGTTCATCCATCCAGTTGAAACAGCATCCTTAACATATTGGATAGCTTCTGTGAATGTTTTTGCTTCCTGAGCTGCTCTAAAAGCATTAAAACCTAAATCTTTAGTCGCACTTGACATTTCTTTAAGACCTTCAGTAAGAGATTTAAGCTGATCTTCATCCAAGCCCAATTCCTTACCTAAATCGGCCATTTTAACAGTATCATTTATGTCAAGAAGTCCCTTTTTAACTTTATCAGTATAACTCAATAACTGAGTAGCAGTTAATCCAGTATCCTGTGTATATTTATATAAATCATTAGCAAATTCACCATAAACTTTAAGAGTTTCGGTTATAACTTTCTTATCGAACCATTTAGTTGCTAATGTTGATCTGAAATTTTCGGCTGTAACAATTACTTTATTTCCAGATTTATCAAAAGTATAGAAGCAACCTTCAGCATCTTTCTTAAGAGTGCCCATAGCATATGCTGTTTTAATAGCAGTATTCTTAAACTCAAGAGTAGCCATGTTAGCATTCTCAATTGACATCCAGTCCTGCAATTTTAATTCGCCCATACCCATAGCCTGGGATAAATTATACATTGCTCTTGATGCTTGCTGAACATTTGCACCAGATATTGCTGCCCAAGATGCAATACCCATCATTGCATTTGTTGCATCCTGTAAATTAATGCCAGCTGCTGTAAATTTACCGATATTACTGGTCATATCAACCAAGTTGTATGATGTCTCATCAGTATACCAATTTAATTTATCCAACTGAGCATTAACATACTTCATTTGCTCTGTCTGATTTTTTGTTAAATCAATTAGAGCCTGTCTCTGATTTCTTAATCTTGCTTCAGTATCAGCGTCAAATTTAGTACCGCCATTCTTTTTAGCTTTTACTTGCTCTTTATTCCATTTATCAACTTCAGCAGCATAATTTTTGAATGCTTCGGTACCTTCAATCCAATTGGTTTTTGTTGCTGCCATTATCGTTTGGGTTGATCGTATAATATCCTCATATTTATACCAACCCTCTGAGATCTGATCTATAGATAATGATTTTACAATTCTAGTTCCAGTACTAAATGCTGTGTCTGCAATATTTTCCAGAACTCTTTTTGCAATTACACCCAAGCTATTAAACTGAGTTGTAATTGTGCCTACTCCTGAAGCTATTTTATTTAATCCGCTTCCTACATTATTAAAACCTAAAGAAGCTTTTAGTCTGTCAATTGAAGAAATAGATTGATTAATTCCACGTTCAAACTGCTGGTTATCAAACCGCATTTCAACAACTTTTGAATCGATTGTTGTACTCATGCTTTCTTAACCTCCGCATACGCTTCATTCGCCATATCTTCAAATACTGGTTTAAGAGCTGGGTTTATGTAATCTATACCCTGCACATATCCACCATTCTTAGTGCCATGCCCATATTGTATGAGTATAGCTATAGGATATCCTATATCTGTTAAATTTGAATTTTTAAATATAATAGAGGATGATCCTTCTCTATGAACTATCTCATATGACCAACTTGATGCTGTTTTACCAGTATCTATAGGAGTTGCAGACGCAAGGGCTTCTACTCCACGCTGGCCATATTTATCTAATTCGCCGTGCTGAAATATTTCTTTACATCTTTCAAAGAAACTATTAAGCTTGGAGAAGTCGCCCTGTTGTCTGATTTCTATCATTTTAGCACTCCTTAACCTTTAGAATTTAGCATCTTTCTTCTTGCAGCATTTAGTTCTGCATTTCTAGCCATTAATTGGCGCTGAGTCATTTTCTTAGGCGGTGCATTCTTTATGTTGCATACCCTAATTAATGTCAATAGCCTATTAAGATGCCATTTCTGGCACTCAAAAGGTATATTTAAAGCGATCATATAATAATATATAACTTCCGAAGTCATAACATCTTTATTCCTCGGAGAATTAGGATCATCTTTTATACATGTAGCTGAATATGGATTATTGATGTATTCATTAATAGCATCAATATTCTCTTTTGTTAAAGCCATGTATACATTCGGATCTACATTTTGGGTTAGTGTCATGCATTTTATATAATCCATAACCTGTTCATCAGTCTTTTCGTCTTTTGAAAGAAAAGCCTTATGCCACTTCGATTCCCATTTTGAAACGGAAACTAATGAGTGCTCTAAAGTAAGAGATGCTGGTTTAGAATTTATAAAACATTCATTTATCTCATCCCAAAATTCTCCTGCTGGGACATTAATTTGCAACATTTTATACCTCTTATTCTTTAGGTAACTCCTTAGGGTCGTCAATTGCATTCGAAATTTCTTCAGGAAGATTATTAATATCGATTTCCTTAAGCTTAGTAAGTAACTGAGCTCTCTCGTCATTTGTAAACGGCATTACCTTTACAATAAACTTGATTGCATACTCAGCATCTGTACAGAGATGAGTAAAAAGCTCTGAATATGCTTCAGTGTTCTCGAAAGCATCTGTTATTTCAGGTTTTTTAATATGGGATTTTCCGTCATCAGACTTAATACCGTAAGATTTACGAATAAAATCTTTCATGAAATTCATGATAACAACAGGATCTTTAGTAGCTCCAATTCGCTGAAGCATACCCATTACTCCACCTTTTTCAGAAATCTCCATCTCAACAAACTGAGCTTTTGTTATATTAAAATAAAAATCTTCTTCCTGTTCATTTCCATCATAGTCTACATATTTAATTAATTCTTTTAACATGTTGCATATCTCCTTTGCTTTTAAAAAGGGGAGACCCGATTAAGAGCCTCCCCAATAAATTATCAGCCGCTAACCTGAACGGCTCCAAAAGTAGTAATGAGCCAAGAAATGTCAGGAAGTGACGAATTAGCTTCTGAAGAACCCCAGAGCTTAGCCTTAAGAAGGCCCATTTTTGTATCATTATTGACTCTCTTGCTGTCAATGATGATATGAGCTGTAGGCTTCTTTCCTGTGACATTAATAGGTGTGGTTGAAATTTCCCAAGACATTGTTGCTGCCTCAGGGGAATCGCCGATTGTATTGTGTGCCACCTCTGTGGGTGCAGCAAGACAACCATAAACAATGTGAATCTGGTAAGCATGATCATCACCATCAACATCGTTACCGACCTTTGTCATATAAGAGAGAGCAAAGGTCTTTCTCTTCTGCTGACCAGCATAAACACCCGTAGCAATTTCTGCTGAACCATCACATTCAGCGAATTCATCCGGATACATATAAGCTTCGATCGTAGCAGCGAAATCCTCATTAGAAATGAGATTAAGGTACTTGATGTTGTCAGCGTAAAGCGGTGTTGCCTCTGCTCCAGTAGGCTTCTCTGTAACAGCTGTAAGGCCGTTCCAAGCTACACCCTCTTTATATCCACCAGCACCGCTATTGAGTGTACTGTCATAAACGAACAATACACCATTAGACACACCAGTATAGTAAAGACGCTTGCCCTGAGCATCCCATGTTAAAGCAGCATATGTAGGATCTGGCATAAATTATTTCCTCCTAGTAGTATAGTGTATAAAAATAGTGATTCAGGTTATCTGTTACAAAATGTCTATCGAAAGTACACAACGGAAGTTTTGATAATGTTTTTATCATAATATCGTCGGGATTCTTTGTTATATAACATACTTGATATGCAGTTCCCTGAAGGTATGGTAAATTATCGGCATGTGTATTATTTATATTTGATAATTTATACACTATTGCCGGATAATCCATTTTCTTTGACGCAGGTGGTTGAAAATATACCTTTCGATCACCTTTTAGAGTTTCAAGAAATGTTTGAAGATCTAATCTGGTTTTACTCATTGTATACTTCCCCCATTGTCAAAACTAAACGAGGGTACTGAGAAGCATCAACACTGTCGACTTTCCATTTCGTACCCATATAAGTAACATATCTTATATTATGGAAATTCGAAATGGCATAAGCGTCGGCAATAATGCTTAGTTCTTCATTGATCTTGATATTATCGTTGACTTTTTCGGAACTAACAAGCCTTCTCATGTTTCTAACTGAATCACCAAATGCTTCATGTTCGGTTATTACATCTTCCCAAACACCTGGAGATGTTTCAGTAGTAGCAGCATAGCCAATTTTACCGAACCACTTAGCCATTTTGAATTCCTCCTATTAAATTGTTACTTAACAAAGCTCAGAGTTGACAAATCGTATATCTGTGTCTTTGTTTCTGTACCATTTGTAGCTTCGATAACGAACTTCTGAGTATCTTTGTCACTGATCTTAAAGACTCCATTCTTATCTGGATCTTCAATTATCTCAACGAGTCCAGAACCAGCAGAAGGAGCAAGTCCAATCTTTACAGATGTGTACTGATTCCAGTTATCAGAGATAACTTTGATCGGCAAGAAGTAACCAGGACCCCAATAATTTGTAATGGCGTTATCGCCATCCAAATACTTGAGTGTTCCCTGAATCTTATCACCTGAAATAAGGCCCCACGACATAAGATCGCTTACCGGAACCTCAAACATTTTGCTCTCACTACTCTCAGGTTTAAGTGTGAGAGCCGTCAGGGGTTTACCAAACCTACCAGACTTGCAATATCTGCAGATGTAGCTGTCACACCATTAGGAACGATATACGTAACTGATCCTACACCCTCAGACTCGGAATATCCCGCAACCTTTGCAAGTGTTCCATCTTCAAGCTGAATAAGAGCTCCCTTAATGAAAGCATTCTTGAGATCCTTTGATACGAACTGAACAGTGCAAGCGGCATCAGTATATGCCTTTGTTTCTGCTGTCTTCTTGTAGATCATAATTGCACGAACGTGCTGCTCATTAGCATCTTCATAAATCTTTGCCATGATTCGTTTCCTCCTAGAGTATTTTATCTATCAGCCATTAGCTGCGCTGAGAACGATAGCAGAGTAAGGTCTTGTAAGAGCACCAGACTGCTGCTCTTCCATGAGATACTTCTGCTGGTTGTAGTCGATATCGAAGTTCTCGAAGAAAGACTTCTTACCGGCATTCTTCTGACCAACATTGTAGTCTCTGAGATCGAGCATTACACCGTAGAAACCCTGAGGGCAGATTCCAGCAGGAACCTTAACGATCTTGCTGATACCCATAGCTGTAGCGAGCTCGTTGATTGTCTTGTAGAGCCTGTGGCCAAACTGATCTTCCATAAGAAGCATCTTAGAAACCTGCTTAGCCTCAAAGAAACCTGTGAGGTTACCAGAACCCTGATAGTCATCCTGTGCAAGAACTGCTGCAGTGATGATTGCATGCTCAAGAGACTCGTTAGCCTCAGGTGTAACAGTCTTCTTGATCGTGAAGAGATCCTCATCCTTGATTACAGGAATGATCTTGGACTCATCAACCTTATCCTCATCAGAAGAATCTCTGCCATCACCGAAGATATAAGCACGAGCCTTCTCCTCATCGAACTTGATGTTCATCTCAGACTTAACCCAGGGAATGATATCGAAATCTGCATCGATGATATCCTGACGATCGAACTTCTGCTTCTTATAGATCATTGTACCAGATACAACTCTCTTCAAGAGCTTGAACACTTCTTCCTTCTTGTACTTACCCTTGATGTAGCCCTTTGCACGAGCCTCATCAGCGGTAATGTCTGCAAACTGCATTCTTACCTTCTCGAAAGGTGTGTGATGAACTCCGCCGATTACGACAGAAACCCAGTCAGAAGGCTGGTTGTTGATCCACTGAGGCTTATCATAGATATCCTTCTCTTCAGTGTTGATGAAATCGATGTTCTCGATACCATACTCAGCTGCATGAGCAAGATAAGCTTCCTTAAGGGAACCTGTTCTCTTACCTTCCTTCATGATCTCATTCATTGCATCGTGTACCAGAACCTCATCAGACTCGTAGTCACTCTCAAATACATTGTGCTTCACGCCTTCATCCTCCATATCATTAGATTTTCCTTTTCCGTCCTCAAGTGCGAGGCCAACAAGTGCATAAAGAACCTTCTTCTGCTCTTCGTTCATTGTTTTAACAACATCACCGATTGTTTTACCTTCTGCCATGTCTTTGTTCTCCTTTTCTTCTGGCTTTGATTCCTCTTTGGGCTGTTCTTTTTTCTCGGGCTCTTCCTCTGCATGATACAGTTCGATGCAAACTTCATTCGGATCATTCCAAACTACGGCTTCTCCATCTACTCCATCAGCATGAGATACTATATCCTCTATATACGCACCCGGATTAGCCCCCGCATGCACAAGGCTGACCTCTCTAATCATGCCATGCATAACATTAGATCCATTCTGTTTAAGCTGATTGGCATAAATAGACAGAGAAACAATGTCGCCATGCTGAACCAAAGCCTTAGCAATAGCGCCGCTCTCTGTGTCATTAAAACTGCAATACGCATAGACACCTTCATCACGGTTCTGAAGCAATGCGTGTCCCAGAACGTTACTGGGATCGTTATGCTGATGATTCCAAACGAGCGGCACGGTCTTTCCGTCGTTTTCAATGAAAGCATCTTTCATGATTGTTCTACCATCTGAACACTTAAGCCCATTTCTAGTAGCCCAACCACTGAAGTCATACGTCTTCATTTAGCCTGAATCCTCCTTCTTATCATTGTTTTCTGTCTTTTCAAACGGTTGTAAATTATTTTGAATTTCTTCGGTCGATTTATTGAGATTCTTATTTCGGAGTTCATCCGCCTCAGGATCATCAGACGGCTTAAGTCCTATCTTCTGACGAAGTTCATTAGAAGACATAATCTCATTTCTAGTCATCTTGTCAGAGACTTCAGCCAATTCCTTAACAGGCATAAGCTTAAACGGATCTCTAAACGCCATGATAGACTGACCTTGTGTTCTTGCTGTTTTACTCAAGAACTTTCTCTTCATTTCATCTACAACAGCCGCAACAATAGGCTCAATTGTTCGGGTATAGTAGTTCAACATTGTCTCTTCGTTTGCAGAACCATCAAGAATCTGCTGGTTGATACCCAACTGGCTATAAAGCATACTCGTAAGGTATTCAATCTGTTTCATCAAGTTGTTCTCAACCGCACGGTTCAACTGTGTGATATGCTCAGTACCGTCAGTGTAAGCAATACCATACTTTGAACCAGACAATTGATCTTCTATATCCTGCCTTCTTGATTCGGCTTGTTTGCGTCTTGCTTCCGACTTTATTACATACGGAAGCTGAATAATTAAATCTAACTTGCCAGATCCACTCTGCTCGTCTATAGCGTCAAGTATATTTAATTTGCGAATAAGACGCTGCATTACTGAATTTGGTTCATTGATTACTGCATAAAGTGGGTTTTCTATAATTGCTACTGTTCTTTTTGGTACTGTGATTTCCTGTCTTTTACCAGTTCTATCATTGTACACATCGACCCTAACATCTCTCGGATACCACTCAACGATTTTACCAGTTCTCATAGTTATAATTTCTACGGAACTCTTTTCATCAGGATTATCTTCAGTGTCAACAGGGACAATAGCAACGCACCCTTCATCAAGCATAGATAAATATATATCTTGCTTAAAGGCTCTGCCTGTCTGATCTATATTTGCTTCCAAATCTAAGCATTCGGCAAGGCCAGAGTCTATATCTTCTTTATATCTTTTATTATCATCGAGACGAACATGTTTAATATCAATTGCAGCTGCATCCATAGCAATTCTATTATATACTGAAGTTACAATTGATCGCTCATTTCCTCTTGATAAACGCCATCTATCTGGTCGATATGAAGAAGCAATTCCACGATAGGAGTAATCTCTAACTGAGTCTCTACCCGTGAAGACATTCCAGGCTTTTTTCATCCTAGAAAAAATAGAGGAATTCCCCATTTTGAAATTTACCTCCTATTCATTAAATCAGCAATCTTTATATAGGACATATTTTTATATCGATCAATAAATTGCGGAACACCAGCATCTTTAGCAGCTGACAATATTCCACCACTATTTAAAAGTGATGTTCCTTCACTTTTTATAAGTTTTCCAGTTTTAGAAAATGTAAGATAAAGGATTCCGCCTGTTCTTGCTATTTTACCAAGTGTTTCAGCAGCATCTTTTACATCAGCCGGATGAACATATGTTTTTTGTGAGACTATATCTTTCTTATTTCTACTATAGTTATGATGATCATCTACAATTCCGTCATTGTCTCCATCGCCATTAATAAACTGGCCATTTTTTCTAGAATGATTTCCGTTAAAGTGTATTAAATACATACGGAACCTCCTTTACCAGTCCCCGCCAATTACTTTTGCTTTTGAAGCTCTTACAAAATCACTACCTGAATCTGAATAACTTCCAAAATCAGAAAAACCGGAATTATATTTACTATTTATATACATTTCTCCAGCTTTTGCTGCAACGGTTAATCCAACAACAATAGATGTTGCTATTACGCCCCTTTTAAGAGCTCTTCCTTTTCCGGAATCACTAAAGACACCCTTTTTCTTAGGCTTAATATTAGAACCAGATGTAGCTCCACTCTTATTATTTGAATAATGATGATGATCATCTACAATGCCGTCAGCATCTCCATCACCAGAAACAAACTGTCCATTTGCTTTTGAGTGGTTTTTGTTGAAATGCATTAAATAGTCATCTCTAACGATTTTATATGGCATCTTTATCCCCCTTTACAATCCTAGAAATTTTTTACCAATTGTTGCCAGATATCCTGTTACCATTCTATCACTATTTGTTATTCTTTCGGCCTCATTTTTAACAACTTTTTCCATATCAAAAATTATTACTGGACTTGTGGCACTCATTCCCTTTTGATAAAGGGCATCATGTGCATCTAAACAAGCTCCATATCCATTATTTTTTAGTTCTTTAAAAAATTTTGTTCTTTGTGTAACTATATCCTGACCTATTTTTGGGTCGGCATTTTTTCCAACGCCACCTTCATATGGAATTACAAAATCGAATAATTTATAAATTGTTTTTAGATCTTTATCCGATATATTATCAGGATCTTTCTTGATTTTATTTAAAATATTTTTTGCTTCATTATATTCTTTAGAATTTTCAATTTTTGCATGATCTATATATCTTGAAAGTCTGTCATCATTTAAAACAAAATCTCTAAAATCTTTATTATTTTTAAAAATCTCAGAAAATGCAGTAGCTGATGATTCTTCGCTTGCAACTTTAATGTCTTTTTTTAAAGTTGTTGGTAAATTAATATTTCTAGACATCATACCGGTACCTATCTCATTACCGTCATCATCATATAGTGTTCGCATCATTTTTCCACTAAGAGAATATCTAAATGATTTACTATCAATCGGATGGTATGTAGCATAGAACATATCAGCATTATCAAGTCTATTTTTGTCGAATGCCAGTGTCTGTGTTTTTGTTCCTTTTGGGATTACTGAGTCATTAAATTTTTTATATTCTTTACTATTTAATTCCCTAGCTCTTTTTATATTTTTTATAGCATAAGCTGGATTTATATTTTTAAGAGCTTCTCCCTTTCTAAAAGTAAAACGACCATTTTTAGGATCATGATTTGGATTAAAATGCATTAAATAGTTGTCATTTCTAACAATTATATATGACATATTATTCCTCCTTAACCGTCGAAATCAGGATCGTTTTTAAACAATTCACTTACTGGCATATCAGCGATCTCTTTATCAATCAATTTTGCTGTGGCATAGTATCTTGCTGCCGTTGTTAAATTTTTAACCAAATAATAAGATGTTATTGCTTTTCCAACAAATGATTTTGATTTTCTTAATGCCATTATGTTAAGTCCTGCACTTGCAAGCCTAACTCGTCCAATTATTTTATGACCTTTTACATCTTCTTCCTTATTTTTAGCAAGAAGGCTTATAGAATCTACTCGTCTGCTTCCATATTTAGATTTTAATTTCCAATTGCCTAAAGCATGGCGATCACTTAACTTAACCTGATGCTTATTACCATCTTTATCAATGTAATAATATTTTCCATCAACTTTCCTTATTACATCTTTATTATAGTCATACCAGCCATCAGTCCTACTCTTTTTACTTCTATGAGCATGATCATTAGTGATTCCATCTCCGTCACCATCTCCAGATGTAAATTTTCCATCTTTAGGAGAGTGATTTTTATTGAAGTGCATTAGATAATTTGTCTTGTAATAGTACTTCATATATTATCCTCATTTCCCTAATAATTGTTCTACAAGTTCAACCTGTTTTTTAAGATTTTCACTTATAAGTTTTTCAACATCCTCGGATGAATAATTTGGTGTATCACTAATAGGTGTAGTTGAATTATCTGTTACTATCTTAGTAACTGAACTTCCTTTTATTTTATTTGATGTTACTTTTTTAGTTGTTTTCTTTTTAGTAGATTTTCTAGAACCAGAAGATTTCTTTTTCTTCTTTTTATCGTCTTTCTTTTTAGCAGTATAAAATGTTCCGGATTTAGTGGGGCTATTATACTTTTTTACCATCTGATCAATCTGATCGCCAATCATATCATCGATGGATTCAGATCCAGATGTAACACCTTTTCTATTTTTAGATTGATTGTGGTGATCATTTATAACACCGTCACCATCTCCGTCACCAGAAACAAATCTTCCATTTTTAGATGAATGATTTTTATTGAAGTGTATAAGATATGTCGGATAGCTCATTCGAATGCCTCCCTATTAAGTTTATAAGCGACATAAGCATCTAGCATAGCTGCTACAGCATCAATCTTCTGTTCATATCGCATCTTTGAAAGTTTCCTGTTTCCATTTGTATCCTGTAAGGCAATACAATTTCCCATAGCAAAAGACATTAATTGCTCGTCAAACAAAAGTAATCTATCTTCAGCTAAGTCTTTTATTTCACCTAAAGGAACTGATTCTGTTCTGGCTCCCTGTATAACTTTCTCAATACCAAAAGGACCATTTTCAGCTTCCCATCTTCCTACAAAGTCCTTTGCATTATATGGGTCAAAGCCAAAAGATCTAACATCATAACCTCTATCAATTATATGCTGATCGAGATCGTCATATACTTGCATAACATCCAAAACTGTGCCCTCAATAACCATTAAGCTACCTTCTTTTATGAATTCATCATATTTAGTTCTCATAGCTGGAGGTAATTTATATAATGTTCTTGAAGTAATGTAGTTTCTAGTTTTTATACCAAAAGCTCCATTTTGAAGTGGAAACAGAAATGTAAATGCACAGAAGTCATCACCTTGTGATAAATCTGCTCCGAGAGAGCACGGCATTTGCCAGAATTCTCTTTTGTTATGTGGTATAGTTTCTTCATATGTGAAATAATACGTATAACCTTCCCTAGGTATTCCAAATCTTTTAGCAAGAATATCATTCTTTGCATCCGGAACATTTTCAGCTCTTTCTACATCAAGCTGATATGTTTCATAACTGACAGTTTTACCTAAATTTGGATTTGCTTTTATCCACATTTCTGGTTTATTAACCTCATCTATATCATCAAGATTATACCACCAGATTGATACGTGAGGATTAAGATATTCACCTTTTAATATATTTTCCAATTCCATTTTTATAGTATCACCAGGGCCATTTCTTACAGTACCTTCTGAAGAAGTAGCTATAATAACATAATCGGGAATTTTAGAGGCACCCTGAACAAGTGCGCCGACAACATTCTCACGAATATCACCAGAAAGCCACTCGTCAACAGTGGAAATCTTGTTACGTAATCCCTGTAACTTATTTATAGTCATAGGTCGTATCTCGAGTAGAGAACCGGTCAAAAAATTCTCAATACCCTTTTTTGTGGAGGCTAATTTTGCTCGATTAGCTTTCGAGCCCGTTGTGTTCTGTAATGATCCCTCGGTAAGGAACTTGAACAGGGGGCCTCTGGATCTTGTTATAGCCGTTCTTATCGGAGACATGACTTCTTCAGCCTGTTTCATAGTAGGAGCGGTTGTTATCTGGTGAGTCGTGGAAGTGTCTACATTAAGAAAATAGTTCTGTATACATGATGCATACATTGATTTAGCAGCGCCTCTGGCAACTATGAGATACTGTATATTTATTAATCTGTGCTTTATACTTTTACGTACATAATGTCCGCCGTGTCCATCAGGATTAGGCTCATATACTGTTCTTTCTTCAAAGTAGTACCAGCCTAAAAGTTGCTCAGCCCAGAGTTTAAATGTATCTAGTAATTCGAGGTCACTTCCATCGGTTAAAGTTAATTCTTCATTACAATATTTGATAAATCCTTCTACGGCTAAATCATCATACCAAATTCCAGGATTTTTTATAAGATCGTCAATTCTATTCATTTCCATAGAGATATGACGATTAACAGGTATTTCACCTCGAATTACAGCATCTCTAAATTCGCCGTAATATTTAGGAACAGCGGTATTAGATAAAGCCATTTTGAATTATCTCCTTTAAGATGTTTGTAATCTATTATATGCTTATTTTGCCTGATCCTCTCTATGCTTTCTCTCGCCGCTATAAATACCGTAACCTACACCAGCTATAGTTGCTAAAGCTCCAGCTATTTCAAGTCCAAGTGCTACATTTTCAAGAAATTTCTTGCCTTTAGATTCCTGAGGAGAATTAAAGTATCTATCATACTCAAGTTCCATTCTCTCTCTATTGAGAATTTTCTGAAGTTCAGCATCAGACATACTTGAAAGGTCTTTTCTAGGGTTCTTTTTAGGTTTTACAGTCTGTGCAATGCTTCTAACTGATCCTGCAGTTTTTGTAGCGCCTTTACCGGCTAATTCAAGATTCTTTCCAAATCTCTTATAATCACCGGAATCCCATTTTTTTCTTCCTTCTCCAACCTGACCATCACCGTCTCCGTCACCGAAAGTGAACTGACCGTTCTTTTTATCATGATTCTGATTAAAGTGGATTAAGTACGGTTTATACATTATTCTTCCTCCTTAGGATCTACTGCTACATTAATTCGCCACTCCATTTCATTCAAAACCTTATTAAGCGCCTCGGCCATAGGTCCTGTACTGGGGGGATCAAATAGCTGTTTTGTTTTCTTGCATACATACGACTTTACCATTTCCAGTCTTGCATCGGTTATATAGTCTGTCCAGACTGCTGAACTATCATGTATAGAAAAACCAGCTTTTGGACCTACACCTAACTGAGTAAGGACTGAAAATGCGGTATTAATATCCATAATAATATCTGGATCGAAGGGTGTATATTCAGGGACAATACCTAAATCCTTCTTAACAGAATTAAGAATGCTATTATCCATTAGCTGGTCCTCCAATTACTGAACAGTGATAAATTCCTTAACACAATAGCCAGTTACGCAACTTACAGTAACCTTATAGAAATCATCGGTGCTTCCATTAATATCAATGAAAACTGGTTCATCTTTTTTCATGATATATATAGCATCAGATTCTATGTCAGGTTCAGATCTTAAAAATAGATGGTTACAATTAACCTTCCCCATAACATTTTTCTTTTTCTTTGAAATTACAGCCTTTTCAATATTAGATGTTGTGTTCAATGTATCTTCCGGCTTTGTTTCCATATTAACTTCTTTCTTTTCGATATCCATTTTTGATTCCTCCTATTAATGTTTCCAGGGGCATGTATCATTAGGTTTTCTAACAATAGGAGCTACTGGAATAAGTATACTTTCATCTCCATAATGTATGGCATTATGTGTATTTTCTGTAGTAGTTATTAAAAACTCCGGATCGAGAAGGAATTGTGTATTGTCTTGTATGTCATTCATTCGAATCGGATTAATATGATGTATAATAATTCGGCTCGAAATCTCGTGACCTGGTATTCCCAAATCGCATCCGGAGTCTCTAACTATAACAAAATCTCGAACTTGCTTCCACTCTTTAGACCTATAAAAACGCTGATTGATCCATCTGTCAAATCCAAATGTCTCTTCTCCGACATTTCCTTTAAGTGACAGGTATTTAAAACGATCTTCAAAAGTAGTAAGCTTCTCGAGCTCAGAGTAAGTTCTGATCATTGTCATATCCACCATAACTACGCATAGCATTGATAGCATTTGCATAAAGCTCTTCGGTTCTTTCGGCTGATTCGAGAGCTTTAGTTTTTGCTGCTAATAATTGATTTTCTTTTTCTAATTTTTCTTTTTCTAACCGAGCAGTTGTTGCACCAAGTTTCAAATAATGTGTTATAACTTGTGCGGAGGCAGTTCCATCTCTGAGCTGTTGCTCGGCTAAATCTACAGCTAAAGAAATTAGCTGATTTTCTCTAGCTTCTGGTGTCAAAGCCGTACGCATCTTTTTTGCAGATTCCGAAGAATTCTGTTTTTTAATTCTAGGCATGAGATTAACTACCTCCTTTCCATTTTGAATTTTTCATAGTACTTAAAAGAGTCTATAAAACTAATTAAATCCAAACATATTTGAAAGGAGATAATGAAAAGTAACACTTCTTCATTAACCGTTTTATAGACTCTGATAAGCACTATGATTTGTGAATAGGGCCCAGCTGAACTGACTAAGCCAGGCCCTCACAGAGGTTATATGGAAGTAACTTATTTGCTCATCTGCATCTGCTCAATTGTGGAACGATAACTTTCTCTTTCTTCTGGTGTTCTAGCATTCATCATCATAACCTTGAGATTTTCGATCATCTCATCTTTGCTGTGTCTGCTGTAGCCCTCATCATAGGAATTTCCTCTACTGGTATATCGTCCCATAGAGTCTCTCCCTCTTCTAGTCATGTTACCGTATGCATTTGAATATTCTTCTGTGTAGCCGTTCGAGTAGTCTCTAGCATAATCACGAGACAAACCCTGTGAAGCAGCATCTTTCATAGCTTCGATTGTTTCAATGTCTTTTACAACATCAATCATTTCACCAATAAGACAGATGTCATCTTTTGTAATCTGTTCTTTTCTAGACATCTGCTTCAGCTCATCTTCCATTATATCCTTAATTTCATATAAAATGTTCATTTCCGTGTCCTCCTTTCTTAAGCGGTTCTAGTGATAGACAAACTACCATCTAATACATTAATTGTAGGAGTAGGCACAGTTGTTCCATCTGTAACACCGCTTACATACTCGACAGCAACTGTAAAGCAGCATCCTCTAGGAACATCAATTGTGGCTCTGCTTGTAACATTGCCATACTGATCGACTGCTGCTGGTGTTGTAATTGCTCTGCTTCCCTGCTGTGATTCACCCTGAACTACAATAGCTGTAGCAATAGGGGTTACTGTACCACCAGTAGGAATAGCAATATTACCTGTAAATTCGACATTATATCGAGCAAAACAACCATTAGTTCTGCCACGCAGAGTAAAAATACCAGAACCACTAGAATGTATTACATTACCATTAGGGCACGGTATAGAATCAAGAAATGAAATAGGAGTGTTAAGAGCAACACTCTCAACTGTATCTCTTGTTAAATAATCTGCCATAAGTGTCACCTCACTTATGCTACGCAACCACAACCGTTGTTGCAAGTAAAGATCGGTGTCCTGCCATAAACAGGAGTAGAAGGAACAGGGCAATTGCTGAGACGATTATAGAGAGCGTCTACTTCGTCACTAAAGCCCTTTGTAAGTCTTTCGTTAGTCTGCGCTGCGACAAGCTGCCTCTCAAGATCGGCAATCTTCTCATTCTTAGCATCGATCTTATCCTGGCAAAGCTGATCCTTAATAGACTGAACACCGCTATTAATAGCATTAAGCAGAAGCTGAGTGTTCTGTGTGTCGCTAGTTCTTGTAGCGCATGCTTCACGAGCAATATCAGATCCAAGATTAGCTGTCGCAAGCCTGTTTTCGCAGCAGCAAGAAGCCAGCTGTGAAGAAAGACTATTAATATTCTGTCCGATGAACTGGGTGTCTGTGAAACGCTGATTCATAGAGTCAATAACTCCATTACATCTAGCAACTTCAGAGTTAGCAAATCCTGAGGTGATAGCGGTCTGGATGCCGCTAAGCTGTCCTGCAAGGCCTGCATTATCAAATCCTCTGTTGACATCATTCTGAGTCTGGGTATTCCAGAGATAGGGCATTACTCCATTTCCGCCGCCGTTTCCACCAAAACCATTATTGTTCCAGCCACCAGCAAACAGGAGAAGCAGAAGAATCCACCAGCCATCTCCCCAGCCATTTCCCATACCGCATCCACCATTACCGTACATCGGAGATACCGGCATTACCATGTTGTCTGATCCGTTAGAAACCATTTAGTTTCCTCCTTTTAAATTTTTTATTTCCATTTGTTGCAACAAAAATTGGAAACTTAAATAATATAAAAACATTTATCCATTTACAGAATAAGTAATAGGCTTTCCAGTCTTAATATCAAATTCGATACTAATTTCATGACCACCTATAGGATCACCAGGGCCATCCCACCAATAATTAGCCTCAGCTGTGTCACTATCACCAAAAACCGTTGCCGATTGTAATTTAAATCCTTTAGTTTCATTACTGAGATTATTATCTCCCCAATCGGTCATTTCTTCTTTCAGGATTCTATCTTTCTCTCTATCTAATCTAGATTTATTTTTTTCTATACTCTTTGCAACAGCATTTCCGTATTTTATTTCGTCAGCAGAATCAATAAAAATTTCAACACCTTTTACTTTTTTAATAAAGAACGAGCCATATGGTGTTGTCTCTTCTTTCCATCCATTATCTTTTAAAAGCTTTTCTTTTTCTTGTTTTGATGATTGGTGCTGATCGTAATTTTTAAGTATTTCTTCAACTCTATCTACGCCAACTTTTGTAAAGAAATCATACCTACTATATGCTACTTGCATAAATTCCTCTACATATTTTTTACCCATTTCTCTTGATTTTTCATACTCTTCAGCTTCTTTAGACGTACCAACAGCTGTAACTGCTTTTTTATCTTGATCCTCGCGCGCTTTTTTAAGCTCTATTAATTTTCCAAATTTCTTTTGACCTTCTTCAGTCAAAGATCCGTCATCATTCTGGTATTTTCTATTTTTATTATTAGGAATACCGTCACCGTCTCCAAAAGTAAAACGACCGTTTTTGGGATCGTGATTTTTGTTGAAGTGTGCGAGATAATTGTAATCTCGGTTAAATGTGTGTTTATAAGCCATTTTGAATCTCCTCACTTATAGACGTATCGTTTATGTACACTGCCGTCATTCATTCGAGTATACCCGTCATCTTTAAAACCTGCTTTTTCCGCAGTTTTCTGTGAGGGGATATTCTGCTTATCTATTGTGGCAGATATAGGTAGATCACTATATTTCCGAATTTCGGCTATAGCTTCTTTAATGTTAATTTGTGTTACTCCTGTTCCTCGATATTTAGGGTCTGTGGCCCAGCCTATATTCCACTCCTCATCACCAAGGTCGTTTTTCTCAATACTGGCCATAGTTACATTACCGTACTTTGATACGAAGACATATGCATCCTCATGATCTTTCTGGTATTTCATATACTCCCTAATAAATTCGGGTTCATATTTTCTAGTTTCCTCAGTTCCGTCAAGAGTAAACAAAGTGTATTCATCACTTGACAAACTGTTGATAGTTCGTAAGTAATTGTCTTTTTTAGTTCTTGCATTCACCGAAGTACTAAAGGTAAATCTACCTGTTTTCGGATCATGATTAGGATTGAAATGAATCAGGTAGCTCATATAAATCACCTATTGAACATCTGCTGAATTCTCGGATCATTCCTCATTTGCATGACTCGATTTACTTGATCCTGTGATACCTGATTAGTGTTAAGCAGGTGTTGTAGAATCTGATTAGGGTCAGTCATACTCTGAGGAATGTTATATCTTTGCCCAAGAATTGCAAGCGGGTTTTGTTTGAACTGTTCCAGCATATCAATCGGACTGTTTGACTGCTGGTTAAGCTGCTGATAGAGTGGATTAGGCATTACTGCTCCTCCCTATTAGGCTTCTTGCTAAAATTCGGTTTCTGATAAGACTTAGAAATAGCTTCCTTAATCATATCACTAACTTCATTCCTGAAATTTTCAAGATCTGCTTTAGTAATAGTTACATCTTTAACTTCCTGAGTCTGTGAATTTAAAAGTCCATTTTGATTTTCTTCAACCAGCCTAAAACATCTAAGAGGCTGCGGAACTCCAGACTGATCAACTGTCTTGATGTAAACTTTGAGATCCTCACTGTCAAACAGAGGAGTTGAATGACCTGGAGCTACAGGATAAGACTTAGCACCAGCAATTCCCTGGACCCAAATAGGGTCTGAATATGTTGGCTGAGGTGTTTGAAAATTATAGCTCTGTGTTCCAGGCATTGGGGAAGGATAGATCTGAGGAATGTAATTAGGGTAGGCCATTTTTAGTCTTCTTTCTTAAAGTAATAAATAGGGACCTTTTTACCACTGTCCCATGTGTCGTAGTAAAAACCATTAACTACTGCAACTACATGAGTACCAGTAGCTAATATAAAAGTTCCACAAGGATTATCCCTACAAAAATCTTCGATCGTATAACAATCAGGGCATTCATTAGGAATAATATATCTCTTGAAACCCTTTCGTCTTAAAAGCATTGCCCAGGTTTCATTTGATGAGGGCATATCTTTTATTTCGTATGCCTGTGTTGAAACGGCAAGATATGTTTTATCCCAATCTTCATTTAATGCTAAAGTCAAAGCTCTTATTACACAATCGCCGACTAAATTGTCTTTCGGATTAGGATTATAGTACTGCCAGGGCATTTTGAATTTACTCCTTATTGCTGTTAGCAGGAATATGATAGTGGTTCCAGGCTTCTTCTTGTATATATTTACTAGCGAGTCTTGTTAAACCGTTAGCAAACTCCGGATGCTCATTACAATATTTATCATATGTGTCTATGTCCTGAAGCTGCTGTCTAAAATACTCGTCAGAGTGACTTGTCCCATTACGAAGCTCGTCAGCAAATCTTAAAATATGTGTTCGAGCTAAAGTTGCTCGATGCTCGTCAAATCTTTCTGATAATTGATCAACTTTACTATCTGTCTTTGTTTGATTATCAGTTATTACATCGAGTTTTTTCTCTATTTTACTTTTTTTACTGTCAATCTTATTAATAATGTATTGTACAATACCAGAGCTGAGGACAGCTGCAATTATAGCCAGAATTATTTCACCTGTTTCTGTCATATTTATCACCGTCCTTTTATATAACAAATACTTTTACCAAATGCATCAATCATTCGATCAACACATAAGGTAAAAGCACTTGCTTTGTCATAAAATTTTAGTTCACGTAATTGTTTCCTTATTGTTGCAATAAGTTTTGTATTCGCGAACCACAAAACATAAGGGTCTGATCCGTTTATTGCATGAACCTCCATTCTACGACCTGCGTAATTATTATAAACATAGCAGATCAGTGTGATCACACAATAAATTATAAAAATCATAGATCTCTTCATGATCTTACCCTCATTCTTTTACTATTTTTCTGCTATGTTTTAGATATTTAAATTTTCTCAAGGAATTTCATAGCAACCCATAGACCTGGTTCAATTTCACCAAACTCATTACTGATATTTGTTACATCAACTCGTGTGTCTTTTACTATTTGTTTATAAATTCGATATCCGTATCCAGGACCAAACCTTACATTGAGAATATCAGCTACAACTACATAAGAATCCTTCTTTTCTTCAACTGGTTCTTCAATAATTTTAGCTGCTCTTCTCTTTCTTTCAGGTCTTACCTCTTCTTTTAAATTTTCTTTTGAAACATTTTCTATAGTTTCTTCAGTGATTTCTTTCTTCCTAGGCATGTTCTGTTCTCCTTTGAAAGTGTTTTATATCTAATTCTATATACTTTTACCACAGTTTTTGAGTCTGATATCAGCAAAACATTCCATAAATTTTACCCCCGGGGAATTTTTTAAG